TGCGGATTTGCGTATTCAAACTGCTTTATTTGACCGTGCTATGCGTCTGAAAAATAATGCTGAAAGACGCGCTGATGAAACAGCCCAACGTACTGGTTACACCGGAGTGGATCGTATGGGTGATAGAACAGAAAACAGTCCGCATCCATCGTCACGTTTGCTTCGTTCTCCAGTTACTATAGGAAATGATGAGAACCGTGGCGGTCGCACAATGAAAAAAGGCGGCTCGGCTTATGCCAAAGGCGGTCGCTCTAATGATGATTCTGCTTTTGAAAAGCCTCTTCTTCGTTTGAAGAAAACGGTTACTGGTTCAAATCCCGCTAAATCTTCAAAGATTTACAAGGATATGGATTACAATGAATACCGTGTCAGGCATTATCAGGACGGCAAGCATCTTGAGAAAGCCGATTACTTTGCAAGCGACATGGATGAAGCGAACGATACCGCAAACGAGTTCGTCAACAAGAACCGTGGCGGTCGTACCATGAAATACGGTGGCGGCGGCGTATTCTCAGGCAACTCAACGACCAAGATACCTGGCGTTGTTGGTGGCCGTGAGGCTCACGCCAAGGGCGGTAGGACAAAGAGCAAGGGTAAGGGCAAGACGCACATCAATATTATCATTGGTGCGCATGGTGCTCCCGCGGGAGGCGGCATGATGCCAAACGCTCCTGTGCCAGCTCCAATGTCTCCAAGAACGCCTCCTATGCCTGAAGGTGGGCCTCCTATGCCTCCTATGCCACCTCCAGGCATGATGCCTCCAGGCGCGGGTGGTCCTCCAATGCCGCCTCCAGGTATAATGCCTCGCAAAAACGGTGGTCGCACTATTCATGTGATCGATCATGCCGCGGGTGGCGGTCTTGGCCGCAAGGAAAAGATCAAGGCTTACGGCGGCAACTAATTTATCTGAGCGTCCTCCCACGTTTAGGTAAAGAAGGGTCGGGTGCTTCATCCCCTCTGGGCACCCGATCCTGAATAAAACAGAGGGGAATTTCATAAACCAGAGGGGTCTGGATGATTATTACATCAACTGGTCAATTCCAACATGAGTTTAAAAAACTTATAAAAGAGGAATACGAAAGATTGAAAGACAATATTGCAACTGGTTCCGCGGTGTCTTTTGAAGATTACCAACGCGCAATTGGCAAAGTTCATGGTCTGGCGGCAGCACTTGAATTTCTTGAAGAGGCCAAAGATTTGGTTGATGGCAATAAAAAGAGGGAATTATAAAATGCCCCCGATGATTATGAACCACGATCAGGATCCTAAACAAGAACTTATAGAAAACGTAGGAGACATTTCGGATATTGAAATGTTTAACACGCAAGTTCTTGTTGCAATCTATGTTCGTCCTCAAAAGACCAAAAGTGGCATTATTTTAACCGACAAGACGATCGATGAAGATCGTTATCAGGGTAAAGTTGGCCTTATTATTAAAAAAGGTCCGGATGCTTTTATTGATAGCGAAGGAAAGTGGTTTGCGAACGCTTCTTTCTCGGTGGGAGACTGGGTTGTTTTCCGTCCTTCCGATGGTTGGGCGGTGTCTGTGAACGGCCAACCTTGCCGGATCCTCGATGATGTGAGCGTCAAAATGCGCATCAAGTCGCAATCGCCTGATAAGATTTGGTAAGGAGCCAAAATGCAAAAGCAACAAGAACTTGATCTTGAAGTTGATTTAGAACCTTTGGATTCTGAGAAAGACAATGAATTAATTATTGTCGATGAGCCCGAAGTTTCTAAAAAAGACGAATTGTCCGCAGAAGATGGCATTGCAGACCTTAAAGCAAAGCTCGAAGCAGAGAAAAATGCCCGTATTGACGCTGAAAACAGGCTTAGGACAGCTTCACAAGAGGCTTTTCAAGCAAAAACAGACGTTGCAGACACAAATGTTCGTTTGATTGACAATGCAATTGAGACGGTTAAGCGCAATTCGGAGATTTTAAAGCAAAATCTTCGAGATGCGATGGCGGCGGGTGACTATGACTCCGCGGCTGACATTCAAACAAACATGGATCAGGCTAGATTTGACCTTCGTGAGCTTCAAACTGGCAAACAAAGGTACGAATACGAGGCACAAAGACAGGCTCAGGAGCCAATACGGCACGCGGATCCTGTGGAATCGCTTGCTTCGAGCCTTACGCCAAAGTCTGCGGACTGGGTTCGGTCTCATCCAGAGTATGCACGCAACCCAACCCTCTACGATAAGATGGTGAAGGCTCACGGCATTGCTATAGCAGACGGTTTACAGCCTGATACGGACGATTATTTCTCGCATGTCGAGCAAACTCTTCGTATTGCGCCAATATATCGTGACGATTTACAGGAATCGGCGTTGTCCGCGGCGGCGGCACCTACACAACGGCGTTCTGCGCCTCCCGCCGCACCTGTTTCGCGTTCTGGAGGCACTTCGGCAACAAGACCTGGCGTTGTAAGCCTGTCAAAAGACGAGCGTGAATACGCACGAGACATGGGAATGACCGATCGCGAGTACGCCAACAACAAACTTGCCCTCGTCAGAGAAGGCAAACTGTAACTTTTAGGAGGATATTATGAGAACAGCTAAAGATTTGGAACGTCCGGACATGCGTGCTCCTGAGATTCGCACTGAAGACTCAAGGTCTCGCGCCGCCAAGCGTGCGGTTGAATTGCGCGACCACATTGGCGATCTGGATGAAGGGCAAGATAAATTTGCTACTCCTCCGGCTCCTGAAGGGTGGTCTTACGAGTGGAAACGCCGCACTGTCATGGGTTGGGAGGATCCTACCTACATGAGCATGATGGCTCGAACTGGTTGGGATCCTGTTGATGTCAGTCGGCACATGCATATGATGCCAAAAGGGCATTCAGGTGCAATTGAGCGCGAAGGCATGGTGTTATGCGAACGTCCGGCTGAAATTACGCAAGAAGTTCGCAACATCGACTACAAGAACGCACGGCAACAGGTTCGGATCAAGGAAACACAGCTTGATTCAACAAAAGGTCTATTGGCTCGCAATGATTCTCGCGTTGCTCCAAAGATCAAAAATACCTATGAACCTATGCCAATTCCTAACGATTAACGGCATAAATTAAAGGGGGCACCTACCCCCTTTTCTTTTCTTAAAAATAGTCTATGGTATGTGTTGCTCTCCCCTCGGTGTGGGAGATTCGATTTTGTCCCGTTTCACAGTCGCCTCGGTGTGCGATGATGGAAACTCTCTGAGAGGAGAATCCCGTCATGGCAAACACTGCTGCCTATTTCGGTTTTACGCAGTATCAGGGTGGCGCAGGTGGAGCTCCGACTTTTGCACAGTCAGCTCGCCGAATCGCTTCTGGTAACACGACACCCATTTACACTGGCGACCCCGTAATGCCTGTTGTTAGCACTGCTAACGGCTACATCACTCAGGGTGCCGCTGGTACAACCCGTCTTGATGGTATTTTTGTTGGTTGCAAATACCTCAACACTTCACTTGGCCGCACAGTTTGGTCGTCTTATTGGCCAGGTTCTGGAGCCACTGGTGACGTAGAAGCCTACGTCATTGATGATCCAAGCGTAAGGTTCCTTGTCCAGACGAGCTTTTCGGGCGCACCAATGACTGGCACAGCTACCACGATGACTTCGGGCATCATTGGTCAGTACGCACAGTTCACAATCGGTTCAGGCAATACCTCGACAGGTCGTTCAGGCGCATACCTTTCGTCCGTCGCGACAACCGTCACGTTCCCATTCATTGTTGTTGATTACCAGATTAGCGGTAGCAACGGCGGTGATCCAACAACCCAGTACTGCAATGTCATCGTCGGATTTAATAATGAAATCTTCCGGTCGAACGGTGCAGGCCCAACTGGCATTAGCTGAGGAGTAAGGTATCATGGCTGTTAATCTCTCACAGATCCGAGACCTTCTCCTCCCTGGACTTCGGGGCGTAGAAGGCAAGTACGAGATGATCCCATCTCAGTACGACAAGATCTTCACTAAGCACGATTCAAAAATGGCTCTCGAGCGTACCGCTGAAATGCGTTACCTCGGCCTTGCGCAGTTAAAGACCGAAGGTGGTCAGACTGCATTTGATTCGGGAGCTGGTGAACGGTTCATCTACAATCAAGAGCACACTGAAATTGCTCTCGGTTACGCGATCACCCGCAAGGCGATCGATGACAACCTCTACAAGACTCAGTTCCAACCATCCAACCTCGGCCTGACGGAATCTTTCCACCAGACCAAGGAAATCTATGGCGCAAACGTCTTGAATACGGCAACGACCTACAACGCTTCAATTGGCGGTGACGGTGTAGCACTTTGCTCCACGGCACATCCGATCGATGGCAGCACGGTTGCTAACACCCCAACGGTTCAAGTTGACCTTAATGAAGCTACGCTCTTGAACGCAATGATCGGGATCCGGACAAACTTTAAAGATCAGGCCGGATTGAAGGTGTTCGCACGCGGTCGTAAGTTGGTTGTTCCTCCTCAGTTGGAGCCTGTTGCAATCCGTCTGACAAAGACAGAATTGCGCCCAGGCACGGCAGATAATGATGTTAATGCCCTGCTTTCAACGGCTGGCGGACTCAGCGAAGGCTACATGGTCAACGATTTCTTGACCTCGGCTTATGCTTGGTTCTTGCTGACTAACATCGATGGTCTGTCGTACATGGAACGTGTAAAGTTCGAAACCGATCTTCAGGTAGACTTTGTCACTGACAACCTGTTGGTTAAGGGTTACGAGCGTTATTCTTTCGGTTACTACAACTGGCGTTCGATCTTCGGCTCCTTTCCAACCTCGTAATCAACAGGAGACTGCAACATGGCTATTTCAGCATTCTCCGGTCCCGTAATCTCTTTTGGTCAGAACACCATTGGAAACGTGACGGATTACAACCCACAGCTTGGCCCATCCCTCTTTTGGGGTGGGGTAGGCCGAATTGACCCTCGTCCTAACTTCAACTACGTCCCAGGCCAAAACTTCGGTGCATTTACCGCTGGTTTTGCAACCTCGGATACACAGACCATCAGTTCTGCTCCTTACGCTCTTGGGGCTGCTGCAATCGCAGCAGCCGCAGCAACCACGGCCAGTACGGCGATGACACTTGTTTCGACAAACTCGACGACAACAGGTGTTTCAGTCAACGCATCGTGCATCAACTTTAATACTGGTTCAACGGTGACTGGCCTTTTGTTGCTTGATGGTTTCACATCCTTCACGGGTGTGGTGGCAAGTAGCATTCTGACAGCATCGTCCGTGACTGGGGCGATTACGATCGGGATGACACTGACTGGAACTGGCGTAAATTCTGGAACTACCGTGGTGAACCAACTTACTGGTCCTCCTGGTGGAGCCGGAACTTATACGGTTGCTGGGGACGACACTGTTGGTTCCACAACGATAACGGGACAAGCCGCCTTGGGGCCAAACGCTTTTGGACAGCCCTTTGGCGATACTAATTCCGTTTATCTTTGGAACCCACAGGCTCTTGTTTCCCGTGCGGTTAGCATTGTTCCAGTTTCTGGTACATCAACGGCGGCAGTTATCTTTACTGTTTCTGGTTACGACATTTATGGCGTACCAATGAGTGAAGCAATTACTGTACCGACAAGCACGTCGACAGCTACCACAACCAACGGCAAAAAAGCATTTAAGTATATTGCTTCTGTAACTCCTAACGTTACAAATGCAATTACTTATAGCGTTGGCACAACGGATATCTTTGGTCTCCCACTTCTCTCTAATTTCTTCAGCGATTTAGCCATAAACTACAATGCTGCTGCAATTACAGCGACCACGGGATATGTTGCGGCAGTGACCACAAGTCCTGCAACAACAACCACAGGTGATGTTCGTGGAACCTACGCCGTGCAATCTGCAACGGATGCGTCAAAGCGGCTTGCTATTCGCCAGTTTGTTCTTCCAGCCAACATGGGTTCCACCACGGGCCTGTTCGGTGTAACTCAAGCATAAGGATTAGGGCCATGAAGGGTCATAAGGGTAAAATGAACTCCCCTAAGAAAGGGAATTTTGCAATGGATATGGCTCCATCCGACGCCTATGCTGGCGGATCCAGCAACGTCGTGAAAGAAGCCAAAGCCAAGAAGCATGGTGGCAAGGCAATGGGCGGCAAATCAATGCCTCGCGCTGACCGGATGCCACGCAAGGCGGGTGGGCGCACAGGTTCAAACATGAACCCGCTCTCGTCTGCTGCTAGCGGAACGGCTCCAAAGGGCCGCTCTGGTCTTGAATGCTAAAAAGTCGGGGGAGCTTCGGCTCCCCTTTCTTCCATTAGGAGGTTTGCATGACCGCGGCATGGACACGATCTGAAGGCAAATCTCCGTCTGGTGGGCTAAATGAAAAAGGTCGAGCCTCTGCTCGAGCCGAAGGTCATAACCTAAAAGCCCCGACAAAAGATGCGGATAACCCGCGTCACAAAAGTTTTTGCGAACGCATGACTGGCATGAAACGTAAAATGACAGGTGCTGCCACTGCCGCCGATCCTGATAGTAGGATCAATAAATCTCTCAGGAAATGGGGTTGCTAAAATGCGTTCTGTAAAAATCATTTGTGGTCCTTATACCGCCCCAAGCGCAACAAATATCCGCACGGCATCGACCATTTCAGCGGCTGGAACAGTTACTTTGAATGGTTCTTTGGTCAGTAGCGGAACGGCTACATTGGATCAACCTCGGCGTGTATTGTTCACCTCTACGGGAAACGATAGCGGGATAACGTTTACCGTCACTGGGACGGACTGGAACAATATGCCAGCGAGCGAAGTTCTGACGGGAGCAAACGCAACGACAGCTTACACAGATTATGATTTCAAAACGGTTACTTCAGTCGTGGCCTCTGGCGCGTCTGCGGGGAACGTAAGCATCGGAACAAACGCTGTTGCATCGAGTCGCCCAGTGTTTTTGGATACTTACGCCGACAGCAGCACTTATATCCAGACCGATACTGGCGGATCTGCCGCAATAACTTACACCATTCAGCTTTCCGGCGATAACCCAAACAATGCCCAGCTTGGCATCGGAACTGAAAATTATGCTGATACGCGGTGGGTTAATTCAGGAACAGCAGCTTTGGTTTCCGCGACAAGTGCTCAGAACGCCAACCAAGCAGGTGTTCCAAACATGATTCGTTGCTTGATCAGCAATGCTGGGTCGAATACATCTGCTTCTGTCCATGTTAACTTCAATCAATCTGGCATGGTTTCCTTCTAATTTAAGGCAAGTTTGTCATGGCAACGAGCGGCACATACGCATTCAATCCGTCGCTCGGTGAGTTGACGCTCTATGCGTTCAACCTCTGCGAGGTTCGGAACACGGCGATTGCTCAGGAGCACATGGAATCGGCCCGTATGGCCTCCAACATGGTCCTGAGCAACTGGTCGAACCGTGGAGTGAACCTTTGGTGTGTTGATCTTATCACGGAGCCGTTGGTCGAGGGACAGTCGGTTTATGCGGTTGATCAAAACACCGTCATGGTTTTGGATGCTTACGTTCAGATTGACAATGGCGACGGCAACCCGATCGACCGCATCATCCTCCCTGTCAGCCGCAGTGAATATGCGTCCTACCCGAACAAAGAACAGCAAGGTTTCCCGACGACTTATTGGTTCGATCGATTGATCTCGGCAAACCGCTCGACCGGATCGGCTGGCCCATCGGTCACTATTTGGCCTGTTCCGGACGGAACGAGCGCACAAAACTTGAAGTATTATTGCGTTCGTCAAATTCAGGACAGCGCATTGACAAACGGTCAGACGGTCGAGATCCCTTATTTGTGGATGGAGGCATATGCCTACGCTCTTGCGCAACGGCTCGCTATCATTTGGAACCCGCAGAAGGCAATGTTGCTGAAGCCATTGGCGGACGAATCATATGCGGTTGCGGCGGAACAAAACGTCGAACAGGCTCAACAATACATCTCTCCAATGATTTCAGGGTATTTCAGGTGAGACCTCATGGCCGCGCAGCAGTATCGTCAAGAAGCCCTCAAGCGTTCGCGATTTGCGATCGTTGCGGTTTCTTGTACAATCATTCGCGGCTTCAATGGCAGTTCGACTTCGCTGGCGCGAGCCTGATCAACAAGCGGATCCTCGTTTGCAACCCTTGCAATGACACTCCGCAGAACCAACTCCGTGCGATCATTGTTCCTGCGGATCCGGTTCCAATCCAGAACCCTCGTACGCAGGATTATGCGACGGCGGAAACTGATTTCATCACGATTTCGGCACCAACAGTTTACGACCCGTTCACGGGCATTCCGATCCCAACGACAACAAAAATCGTTGATCAAAACGGAAATTTTCAAACTTCTCAAGTTCTCGGTCCACCAATAGGGCTTGATCAAAACGCAATTATGCCGTTAAATGGAACCGTTGAGTACGGAGTGATTTTGTCTCCGTTGTCCGTTATATCAACAGGGACGCGCACCGTGACCATGACATTTTCTTCAGCTCACGGATTGGCTACGGACGACCAAGTCGCTGTCAATGGGCTGTCTAACAATAACGCGGATGGTTTTTACAGCGTCACGGTGGGCTCTGCCACGCAGTTCTCCTATCAGGCGAACGTTGACATTCCGGCAGACAGCTTGCTTCAGTCAACAACGCTCGTGAAAACTGCGCTCGTTGGCCTCCCATACAACTACGCTCAAATACCTCAGACGGGGATTTAATCATGGCCAATATTACCATTCCAAATCTCCCGCAAGCGGTCTCGATCGACGGCACGGAACAACTTCTCGGGGTTCAATCTGGCACTTCGAAATCAATCACGACTGGCCAGATCGTTAGCCTCGCAAACGGACAGGGCGGAAATTTGCCATTTCCGGTTTCCATTGGCGGAACTGGCAACACCACGTTTACAGCCAATGGCGTTATTTATGGCAATACAACAAGCGCATTGGGAGTAACTGCGGCTGGTACAACGGGTCAAGTGCTTATAGCAACAACGAGCGGAGCACCATCTTGGGGTGCTGTTCCATCTACTGCCGCTGTAACTTCTATTACATTTGGCACAACAGGTTTTACGCCATCCACAGCAACAACTGGTGCTGTGACGGTTGCGGGAACGCTTGTTGCGGCCAATGGAGGCACAGGCCAATCAAGTTTTGCCGTTGGCGATTTGCTTTATGCGAACACCACAACAACTTTGGCAAAACTTGCTGATGTTGCGGTCGGGTCCATTTTGATCTCTGGTGGGGTCGGTGTTGCGCCTTCTTATTCGGCTTCTCCAACGCTGACAACCTCGCTGACAACACCGCTTCTTATTGGTGGGACGACAGCAAGTTCTACGCTCACGCTTCAGTCAACTTCTGGTGCGGGAACGACAGATAAAATTCTTTTTAAAGTCGGCAACAATGGTGCTGTTACGGCTGGAACAATCGGAACAACAGGGAATTGGGGATTTGGCGGAAATGCAACTACATTCATTGGTCTTGCTGTTCCGTTAGATATAACAGGCGCAACCTCTGCTTACGGTCAGCGCATTAATGGCAACGTCCAATCAGACGTGACTACTCTTGCGGCAGCTTATTTCTCAAATATTGCTCTTGAAAACGCTTCTTTCACAACGACAGACCTTGTTCACTTCCTCGCAAACCCGCCATCGGGTGGGGCGGGTTCTACGGCAACAAATCAATATGGTTTTAAAGCAAACAGCACACTTGGTTCAAATGGCGCGGCAACTGTTACAAACTCTTACGGTTTTTACAGCGACCTCGCTTCTGCTGCAAACAAATACAATTTTTATGCAAACGGAACTGCGACAAACTACTTTGGTGGCAATGTCGGGATTGGTACAGCCTCGCCGTCTGGGCCTTTGAATGTCGTAGCTGCCTCTGCATCTGGTTTAGCAATAGCCGTCAATGGTCGTTCTTCTGATAATTTAGGGCTTATGTATTTTTATAATAATGATGGAACTACTCAACAAGCGACAATTGTAGGTTCCCCAACTGAATTTAGATTCTCCTCCGTTCCTGCGGCAGCGGTTCAAACTTTTTACACCAATGGCATAGAACGTATGCGGATTTCCGCATCCGGTACTGTAACACTCAGCACACCTTTGCCAGTTGCTTCCGGCGGCACAGGCGCAACAACCGCCAACGCCGCCTTGACAAACCTGACCACGTTCACAAGCACCGCGACTGCGGGTGCGACAACCACTCTGACCAACACAAGCACCTATTTCCAGTATTTTACAGGTGCAACTACGCAGACAATCACGTTGCCTGTGACAAGCACGTTGGCTACTGGATGGACGTTCCATATTGTCAACAACAGCACTGGCAATTTGACGGTCAATTCATCCGGCGCAAATCTTGTCATCACGGTTCTTCCTGGCACGACCGTAATGTGTACATGCATCCTCACTTCTGGGACAACTGCCGCAAGTTGGGAAGCGGGTTACACCGACTTCTCCACCGCGACAGGCACAGGCTCGGTTGTTCTTGCGACAAGCCCAACGGTCAATAACCCTACGGTTACAAACTACGTTGAAAGCGTGGTCGCTATCGGTACGGTAACTAGCTCTAACACTCTCGCGTTGACCAACGGCACGGTGCAAACGGCTACGTTGACGGCCTCAACAGCTTGTACGTTTACAATGCCAACAGCTACTGCTGGTAAATCGTTTGTGCTATTGCTGAAGCAAGCCGCAACAACAGGCAATGGCACGGCAACATTTACTTCTGTTAAATGGAGTTCTGCTGGCGCACCTACAATCACTGCAACCGCAGGCAAAATGGACATCCTTACTTTTATCGCTGACGGTACTAATTGGTACGGTTCAATTATACAAGGGTACACTCCATAATGTTTGCAGCCAAAAATTCTTTTTTTATTTCAGGTCTTCAAAAGGTAACATCAGTTGAATATCTGGTTGTCGCTGGCGGCGGTGGCGGTGGGTCTGGCTACGGTGGTGGCGGCGGCGCAGGTGGTTTTCGCACTGCTACGGGTTTAGCTGTTTCAATTGGGTCTTCAATCACAGTAACGGTTGGCGCAGGTGGCGCAGGCGGCGCGTCAGGAAGCCCAAGTAATCAGGGTTCCGTTGGATCAAGTTCTGTTTTTGGTAGTATTACATCTGCTGGCGGCGGGTATGGAACTGGGGTTAATAACGGGGCTGGCGGCGGCTCTGGCGGCTCTGGCGGAGGGTCAGGCGGCGCGTCAACAGGTGTATATAATGGCGGCACTGCATCCCCCTCAGGGCAAGGAAATGCAGGCGGCAGCAACGGCACTTCCGGAAACCCTTATCCGTCTGCTGGTGGTGGCGGCGCAGGGGCAGTCGGTGCTGTTGGTTCTGGTTCGCAGTGCGGCGCAGGCGGTAGCGGTACGGCTTCGTCAATTAGCAGTTCTTCTGTAACTTATGCGGGTGGCGGTGGCGGCGGCAACGGAGCTCAAGGCGGTACTCCTGGGGCAGGCGGTTCTGGCGGCGGCGGTGCAGGCGGCACTGCGGCGGGGACTAATGGAACCGTAAATACTGGTGGTGGTGGTGGTGGTGGTGGCTATGCTGGCGGGTCTTATGGTCCTGGAGGCACAGGCGGTTCCGGTATTGTAATTATCCGCTATGCCAACACTTATCCCGACGCGGCGTCAACAACTGGTTCACCGACGTTCACCAACACGGGTGGGTATAAAATATACAAATTTACCGGATCAGGGAGCATAACATTCTGATGGCGAATTTTGCACAACTTAACGAGAATAATATTGTCACTCAAGTTATCGTTGTTAGCAATGACGTGATTGATAATTTGCCGTTTCCTGAAAGCGAACCAGTTGGCGTGGCGTTCTTGCAATCGCTCTTTGGCTTAACGACTTTCTGGAAACAGACCAGTTACAACGCCAATTTCCGCAAAAACTATGCAGGCATTGGCTACACCTACAATCTTGTGTTGGATGCATTCATTGCGCCGCAGCCTTATCCGTCATGGGTTTTGAACACGACCATATGCCAGTGGCAAGCACCTATCCCGTATCCAAATGATGGGAAAATGTATATATGGGACGAATTAACTTTATCATGGGTTAGCGAGAATCAGTCATGACAATTTCATACATCTGGACGATCAACTCAATGGAATCCTACCCTCAAGCCGAGGGCCAGACGGACGTTGTCGTGAAGGTCAACTATTCATGCGAGGCGACGGACGGAACATTTTCTGCGGCGGTTGCGGGGATGACCAACCTAAAACTCGACCCAGACGCTCCATTCACTCCCTACGCTGACCTCACAGAGGATCAGGTCGTGGGGTGGGTGAAGGGCGTCCTTGGCCCAGAGGGCGTTCAGGAACGCCAGAACGCCGCCGAACAGACGCTTGCCTATCGGTTCTATCACCCCGTCACTCTGCCAAATCCTTGGAGCGTTGAATGACTGTGGATTTTCAATTCCTCGCAAACCTTGCCGCGATTGTGGTGTTCGGAGTTATCGGGTATTTTTACCGTCAGTTGGTGAGTGATATTCAAAAACTCTCGTCAACGATCAATGACATGAAGGTGGACATGCCAACAAACTATGTTCGGAAAGATGAGCTTTCAAAGCAAATGCTCCGAATTGAAAACATGCTCGATAAGATTTTTGACAAGCTCGACAACAAGGTGGATAAATAACATGGCCATTACATACACCTCAAACAAAAACATTCAGCTTCCTGCTTTGAACGACGTAAATTGGAACGTTCCGCTTAATGCGAACTGGACTGAATTGGACCAATTGGCAGGATCCTCTTTCCCGATTTCTATTGGGACTGGAACAACTGTTGCTTTGACAAGCGCGACTGCGGTGGTTTCAAGCGTTTATTGGTATTCGGCACAACAGCTTGTTGTTACAGCAACTGGAAATTTAGTAGCGAACGCAATAATAACTCTCCCTGCAAACATCACTGGCTCTGGGTCAATGGGAGGTTCTTGGGTTATTATCAATGACATAACAACCGCCCAAGCCGGAATTTACACTTTGACTGTGAAACCAGCGAGCGGGACTGGAGTTATAATTAAACCTGAAAAACAAGCTATTATCTTTTATGATGGAACAAAAGTAGAATATTCTGACACAAATTTATTAACCCAACTTGATACAATTGATGGAACATTAACAGTAGTTGGGGCGGCAACATTCAATGGAGCGGCAACATTCAATGGGGCGGTAACATTCGATAGCACAACAGCATTGAATGGCTCTACATCTGGGACTCTCACGATTGCGGCTCCTGCTGTAGCGGGGACCAATACAATTACATTCCCTGCTGCGACAGACACGGTTGCAACTCTTGCTGCTACTCAGACGCTGACCAATAAAACCATTCAAGGTGGAACTATTACGTCTGCTACAGCTCAGGCGTCTACGTCTGGAACTACTGTTGATTTTACGGGCATACCGTCTTGGGTAAAGCGTATTACGGTAATGCTCAATGGAGTATCAACTAACGGCTCATCATTGCCAATGATCCAACTTGGTGATGCGGGTGGTATTGAAGCAACGGGGTATACTGGAGATTCTGCTCAAATCCATACTGGTGCGGGCGGGTCTGCTATTTCTACAGGATTTAGCATATACACAAACGCCGCAACAAATGTTTTATATGGTCAAGCCATTATATCTTATTTTGGTTCAAACACTTGGATATGTTCTTTTGTCGGTGGCACAACTGGTAACCCACTTACTCTTGTAACAGGCGGCGCAAAAGTTTTAACCGATACCCTTACTCAAGTCCGCATCACCACAGTCAACGGCACTGACACCTTTGACGCTGGTTCAATCAACATAATGTACGAGTAACATTATGGAAGCCGACAAAGCCCAGAAAAGTTCATAAATGGATCCTTTTACGCTGCTAGCGAGTGCGCACAAATGAAGCATCTGTTGGTGGCTGCAACAATATTTTTGGTTCTGTCAGGGTGCGAAGACCGTTATCGCTATCCATGCCAAGACCCTAAGAACTGGGACGCGCCGGAGTGCAACCCGCCCATCTGCACCGCCTCTGGAACCTGTTCCGCAGACACTCTCAAACAAAATCCATGCGGAGCCGTAGCGCGATGAGGATCAAGGAAGACGAACTTCATGCCCTGCTCCAGTTTATCATTGGCATCAGCCTATGCCTGACGTTAACGGGGACTGTATTTGCGGTGCTGTACAGCCTGATATTTGTCGTGCAACCAATTGATGGACAAGCACCGAATGATCAAGAGTTCTTCAAATTAATTGCTCCAATCGCTACGTTTCTGACAGGGACGTTGTCGGGTATCATGTTGGGTTCTAAATCTACAGGAGGTAAGGACGATGGATCTGCTTAAAACATTTGGCCCATTGCTTGGGTCGGTCGCTCCAAGCATCGCAACGGCCTTGGGTGGCCCATTGGCGGGGATGGCGACGAAGGCATTGTCTCTGGCATTGCTTGGCAACGAGGAAGGCTCCGAGGATGATTTGCAAGCAGCCCTCCGCACTGCATCTCCTGAGCAGCTTGCAACGGTCAAAAAGATTGATGCTGATTTCAAAGTTCAAATGAAAAAACTTGACATTGATCTCGAGGCACTTGCGGTGGACGATCGCAAGTCTGCTCGGGAGATGCAAAAAGAAGTCAAAGACTGGATTCCTCGAGCATTGGCAATAAGCGTAACATTTGGGTTTTTTGCCATCCTGATTTATATGCTTGTTTATGGGTTACCAACTTCCGGCAACGAGGCATTGCTTCTGCTTCTTGGCGCGTTGCAAACGGCATGGGGCGGGATCATTGCTTTCTATTTCGGATCGTCGTCTGGCTCGCAGAAAAAAGACCAGATGATTTACAATTCAACACCCAAGGAGTGAGCCATGAAGGGCAATTTTGAACAGTGTTTAGCTCTCGTTTTGAAACATGAAGGCGGGTACGTCGATCACCCAAAAGATCCTGGTGGAGCCACGAACCTTGGCTGCACAAAAAAGGTTTGGGAAGAGTGGGTAGGCCATGAGGTAACAAAAGATGACATCAAAGCCCTCAAAATTGCAGACGTCGCTCCCCTCTACAAAGCGCGGTACTGGGACAAGTGCCGCTGCGACGACCTCCCGTTTGGGGTGGACTTTTCTGTTTTTGATCTTGCTATTAATAGTGGTCCTGCTCGTGCCAGCAAGTATCTTCAGACAGCTTGTGGTGCTAATGCTGATGGGGTTATCGGACCTGCGACCCTCTCTTTAGTTAATTCACAAGATCCCCTTTCCTTATTGCAAAAAATCAACGATAATAGATTGCAGTTTTTGCAGAGTCTTCCGACTTGGGAAACGTTCGGCAAGGGGTGGGGCCGGAGAGTTGCAGAAGTTAAATCGGCATCGACTTCAATGGTAGGGTGACATGGTCGGATTAACATACGCAACCTACGTTGAACAAATCGCCACGATGGCGGTTGTGCAAGAAACTGACGTGAATTACCTCACCATCGTCCCAAGCATGATTGATTACGCTGAATTGCGAATGCAACGCGATTTAGATTTTCTTTCGACGCAAATCAGCGATTCGTCTTATTCGTTCACTTCCAGCAATAATACGCTGACGATTCCAACATCGTCGTTTGTTTCTTTGCAGACGTTTGAGGTTATTGACGGATCAGGTAACTCAACTCCGCTTTTGGCGATTGGGAAAGAATATATTCAAAACGTTTATGGCGGCGGCTCAACGACAGGTTTGCCGAAATACTTTGCGGTTTTCGGCGGGGATTCTGCAACGACAGGAAAAACGTCGCAAAATATCATTGTTGGCCCAACGCCCAACTCAACATACTCAGTTCGGTTGACTGGAACAGTTCGATCGACGCCTTTATCTGCCGCAAACACCACAACGTTCATCAGCGTTTATCTGCCGGATTTGTTCATCATGGCTTCAATGATTTACATTTCTGCATATCAACGCAATTTTGGTCGTCAGTCCGACGACCCTCAGATGGCGCAAAGCTACGAAAGCCAATATCAAGCCCTCAAGGCAAGTGCATTGGTCGAAGAAAACCGCAAGAAGTTCGAGGCGGCAGCTTGGACAGCCTATTCGCCATCCCCTGTCGCTTCACCAACGAGGTAACCTCCCATGCCTCACGCAACGATGAAGCTGATACCTGGTATTGATACCAACAAAACACCTGCTTTGAACGAGGCGGCGTTTTCGGAGTCTCAGCTTATTCGTTTTGTGCCTGACAGATCAGGCATGGGCCTTGTTCAGAAAATGGGCGGTTGGGTTGATTGGGCGACTCAGGGTCCAATTTCAAGCACTATTACGGACATTCATCCTTGGCAAAATTTGGTCGGGGATGCGGCTCTTGCTGTTGGGGCAGAGGAAAGTATTTCGGTTATTGATGAAGTGAGCAGAAACGAAAACGTTATCACTCCTCAGAAAATAACTTCTGATTCTCCAAAAAGCACATACACCGTAACAATAACAAACGCGACTCCTGCAGTCGTGACTGCGACAGGAAGCTCCTACCCTCCAGGAACCCCGATTGTATTTTCCACAACAGGCACTTTGCCCTCTCCGCTTGCTGTGGATACAGTTTATTATGTTGCGTCAACCTCTCCAACGCCAACAGCGAACACTTTTGGCGTGTCAACTACGGTTGGCGGGACTGGCATCGCAACAACCACGGCAGGAAGCGGCGTTCATACGGTGACCGTTCCGCTTGCCTCGACCACGAGCGGATCATCAACTGTCACCATTTACGACACTGGGTTGGGAGTTCAGTCTGTTTCATTTACCAATGGGTCGCCGACCGTGGTCACAGCTGCTGTTGCGCCAACCCTCGACACAAACGTGGTGTTTTATGGCACGTCGCTCCCCACAGGAGTCACTGCGGGAACAACTTATTACGCTCAACCTTTGACTGCCACAACATTCAATATTTCGACAACGACCTTTGCGAGCGGAACCCTAACCCTTGTCAACACGACATCGACAGGGACGGGCACGGTTTATGCCCCAAACCAATTGCGAACAGGGTTTTCTGTTTTTATTAAAACGCCAATCAGCATATCAAATTTGATTGTGAGCGGGGTTTATTCAATTCAAAATTATACTTCAAGTTTGTATTTCAACGTTTATACGATTGATGTCGGGATTGTTGCAACGTCAACGACAAGCATTTCAACAATTCCTGAGTTTACTGTTTCTAATGGATTTTCAACTATTACCGTTACTCAGACAAACCATCCATATCAGGATGGTTTTACGGCAGCGTTTCTCACGTCCACGACTTCTGCGGGTGTAACGATTTTTGGAAATTATTTTACGACATATATCAGCTCGACCCAATATCAAATAACCGCCTCGTCTGCCGCGACAAGCAGCACTTCATTTTTTATGAATTTGGGCAGTGCGCAATTTACTTATTATTACAACATTCCGTCCGCCTTTGCTCCTTTAGGTTACGGAGGCGGCGGATACGGCGCAGGGGGATATGGAGCGGGTATTCCAATTGGCTATCCGACTGCTCCAACAATAACGACCACCAATTGGACGATTAACAATTTTGGCGAAATTCTTACCGCAAACGTTCAAAACGGTGAAATTTATTATTGGTCTCCATCTTCAAAAACAACAACCATGTTTTTGTTGGAAACTGCTCCGACCGCGAACACAGGTCATTTCATCGCAATGCCTTCGAGGCAAGTCGTAGCCTACGGTTCAACCGTGACAGGCATTCAAGATCCGCTGTTGATCCGTTGGTCGGAGGTTGGAGACGCAACCGTTTGGCAAGCCTCCGCGAACAACCAAGCTGGTTCTTTCCGGCTTGCGGAAGGAAGCAAAATTGTTGGCGGAATTCAGGCTTCCCAACAGGCTTTGATTTGGACCGATCTTGCTCTTTGGGCGATGCAATACATTGGCTACCCAAATGTGTTCGGGTTCAACAAGCTCGCGGACGGTGTTGGATTGCTTGCGCAAAAGGCAGTTGGCATTCTTGGGAGAGCAACATATTGGATGTCTCCTGGAGGATTCAACGTTTTGTCCGAAGGTGGTCCACAAGACATGGCTTGTCCTGTTTGGGATCAAGTGTTTCAAAATTTGAACACCAGTTTGGACCCGAATGGCTATCCTTATAGCGACCTGATCCAATGCGCTACAAATTCTATTTTTGACGAAGTGATGTGGTATTACCCATCAACGAATTCAACGTATAACGATTCATACGTTAAATATAACACCCTCACCCAAGCATGGGATTACGGTTTGTTGGATCGTGCCGCTTGGTGCGATCAATCCGTCCTTGGGTCGCCGCTTGGCGCGGACAACGATGGCTACATCTGGCAACATGAAATCGGATACGATGCTGGTTTTTCGCCAATGGTGTCATCATTTGAAACGGGTTACATGCAATTGAACGATGCAGACAATTTGATTTTCATTGATCAAATTTGGCCTGATTTCAAATGGCAAACAACCGCGCAGCAATCGACGAGTTCCGCGACCTCTGCGACCATGTATCTAACGTTTTATGGGGCGGATTATCCAGGAGATACTCCTATCCAATATGGCCCATACGAAATGAATTCAACCACGCAGTATTTGAGCGTCAGAATTCGTAATCGATTGCTTCGTATTTCGTGCTCCACGGCAGACGCAAATGATGTTGCGTTGAACGGAACATTTTTCCGAATTGGCGCACTGCGTTACCGTGCTCAACTTGATGGGAAATTCTGATGGCAAGTCTTGACGACATCCTCACCACCCAGAAAAACGGCGTCATTGCAATTGGCGAATATCCAAGCGCATTGGCCAAGTTTGCGGGAACAAACAACACAAAAGAAATTGCGGCGGCTACAACGTACCAAATTAAAGTTGGAAGCGGTTGGCTCGCCAATATCTCTGTTATTGTAGCGGGAACAACAACCGGAACCGTCTACGATTCATCAAATATTAACTCTCTAACAGGTTTGCGGATTTACATTGTCCCCAACACAGTTGGCGTGGTTCAAATTCAAGTCCCGTTTGCAGACGGCCTTGTCATCACCACTGGAACAGGACAGATTGCTTCTGTCACTTATACGTGAGGTCGTTATGCCGCTGACAAAAGGTTCGTCCCAAAAGACCATAAGCTCCAATATTTCGGAGATGATGCACTCTGGCCACCCGCAAAATCAGGCCATTGCCGCGGCGTTGAACACCGCTCGGAACACAAAAGCAATTGGCGGCGGGTTGTACGCCAACATTCACGCCAAACGAGAACGCATTGCCCACGGTTCAAAAGAGAAAATGCGGAAGCCAAATTCAAAAGGCGCACCAACCGCCAAAGCGTTTAAAATTTCTGCTCGGACGGCGAAGGCGGGTGGTGGAAATTTTGGGTTTCCAAAACCCCGCCAAGTTGATTATCCAGAAACTGTTCCAACTTTTGGAACTTCGCCAATGAATAAAGTTCATGAAGGACCAATTCATTCTCCGGTCGCCGGACGAACGGATCATTTGCCGATGAATGTTGATTCCGGATCCTATGTGATTCCGGCTGATATCATTTCAGCGATGGGCGAAGGCAACACAATGGCGGGGTTCAAGGTCGCCAGAAAGATGTTCTCCTCACAACCTTACATGCAGAACGACAAACAGCCCTACGACCCTTCTCCGAGCCCGTATGCCGAAGGCAAACCATACGGCGCAAGAGCATCCGGCGGGGCGGCTCCTGTAGAGATTGTGGCGGCGGGTGGAGAATATGTTATAAAGCCTGATGATGTTGTTAAAATTGGCAATGGCGACATGGATCATGGGCATGAAGTTCTCGATCATTTTGTTAAACAATATCGAAAGAGAACTATTGAGACGTTGAAAAAGTTACCTGGCCCTAAGAGAGATTGATTATGGAAAAAGAACTCAGCGTTCGTGTTGGCACGCCGGAAGACATTGATGGGATGATGAAACTGGCTACTGCGGCATGCGAAGAGAACGGGTTGACCAATCCTAATCCTATGAAGCTCTTAGGCGAGCTTTGGGCGGGGCTGACAAGGGATCATGGCATTGTCGGCATCATTGGCAATCCTGAAGAGCAATTTGAAGCCGCAATCCTGTTGCGCACAGAGTCTCTTTGGTACTCGGACGATTTGACGATTGTCGAACGGGCAATTTTCGTTCATCCTGATTACCGAAGCGCAAAAGGTGGTCGGGCAAGAAAACTCTGTGAATTTGCAAAACAAGCCGCAGAAGTTTTACAATTGCCATTGGTGATTGGGATCTTGAGTTCTCATAGGGCTGAAGGCAAGGTTAGACTTTACGAACGGCAATTTGGCCCACAGTCGGGTGCTTATTGGATTTATGGCAAAAAGACAGGTGAATGGGCAGATGAAGCTCAACCTGAAAACTTGACGGAGCACTAACATGGGCGGGAAAACCGGAACCACAAGTTCAGCGACCACAATTCCTCCCGAAGTCTTGGCGCGTTACAATGCCGTAAACACTCGTGCCGAGGGCGTTGCCGCAAAGCCTTTTCAGCAATACGGCACAACTCCGGAACAATTTGTTGCTCCGTTGAATGAACAACAAAGGACAGGTCAGGTTGGCATGAACCAGTATGCCAATGCCGCGCAACCTGTTTTGAACCAAGTTCAGCAAGGTTATACGACTGAAGGTTTTGGCCAAGGCGTAAAGGGTTACATGAACCCTTACCTCGAGAGCGCGGTCGCCTCGACAAGAAATCAGATGCAAAATGTTGCGGGTCAACAGCAAGCTCAGATGAAGGGATCCGCGATCGGCCAAGGTGCGTTCGGCGGCGATCGAGCCAATATTGGTATGGGGAACTTGATCAATCAACAGAACCTTGCTCTCGGTCAGACGATTGGTGGCATGGAATCGCAAGGTTTCCAGAACGCCGCACAGAATTATATGTCAGGTCTCGGCCAACGTGGTCAAACAGCCCTTGCCGCCCAACAGGCGGGGCTACAGGGATCTCAGGCGCAAATCGGCGCGGGAACCCTTGGTCAACAGACTGAACAGGCCGGAAAGACCGCTCTGTACAACCAGTTCTTGCAAGAACAGGCATACCCGTATCAAGTTGCTCAATTCCTTGCGAACGTTGCAATGGGCACTGGTGCGTTGTCCGGCTCGAACACAACCACAACTCAGCCAATGCCATTCTTCTCGGATGAGCGGCTCAAAGACGACATTGAAAAGATCGGTAAGACCTTCGACGGTCAGGACATCATCAAGTTCCGTTACAAAGGCGAGGACGGACCGAAGCAAATTGGCCTCTCGGCGCAGAACGTTGAAAAGCACCACCCCGAAGCCGTTGGCTTGGCTAAGGGTTACAAGACTGTTGACTACGATGCGGCAACAAAAGAATCCGCTCGCCGCGGACATTTTGAAGAAGGTGGTTTGGTGTCTGAAGGCGGTGCTGTTGGTATGCAACACATGGGTCAAGGTTTTGCTTCAGGAGGCGGAGCTTACGATCCTTACGACCCATACTCAATTTACAACATCCTTTCCCGTCAACAAGGGTTCTTTGACAGTGGCGATCGTAGCCATGTTCCAACCGCTCGCGGGTTGTCTGGTGGCATTGGCAAGCATGGCCGCGTTCCGGAGGCGAGCTTGCCTGTTGGAAGGCTCATGACTCCCGATAGCGCACCTCCTATTCCAGAAAGCCTTTTGAAGCAAGGTCTTGGGACCGCAACAGATTTTGCGGATCTGGCAACAAAAGGAAAAGATCTTTATAAATTTTATAAAGATCTGGATAAAAAAGAAGAAGCTCGTGGTGGCCTTGTAGGGTACGCTGCCGGAGGCATGCCTTACGATTTGGACTCCGACCCAAAAAAGCTCGACATTCCAGACGACACGTCCAAATTTAAAATGCCTGATCAAAAACACCTTCCTGGGGCAATGCAAGATCCAACGATGAAAGCCATCATGGACATGGCGAAGCTCGCTTCTGGGTTCATGAAGAATGGCGGTCGTGCGGGTTATGCGACAGATGGCGCAGTTGATGAATCAAACCCTGAATATTGGAAAAACTACGCAATTGAATCTGCCAAACGTGCAGGACATAAAGACCCGCAATTTGCGGCAAAAGTTTATCATGGGGAAAGCGGGTTTAATCCCTTGGCGGAAGGAGATGACAAGTCTTCTTACGGCATTGCGCAATTGCATTATGGGAATACATCAAAACAATTTTCAAATCCTGGTCTTGGAGATGAGTTTACCAAGCAAACAGGTTTTGATTTGAGAGACCCAGAAGTTCGAAAAAACCCAGACGTTATTCGCGCTTCAATTGATTGGTCGAATAATTACGCCGCAAAAAATGGTTGGAAACCTTGGACAGTTGCTCGGAAACTTATGGGCGAAAAAGATCTTCCTGCCAAAAACGCAACACCTTCCGCCGACGTAGGCGAAGGTGGGTTGAACCCACCTAAATCTCAATCAATGATTGATAGACTTGCTGAATCAGTTGGGTTTTCAAAATCAAGCGCACAAGACGTAAAAAGTAAAAACCGTGAAGGTCCGGATTCCACCGATCTTCTGTTGTCAGTTTTGGGCGGCGTTGGCACAATGGCTTCGTCAAACAGTCCGTATCTTGGTGCCGCACTATTGCAAGGTCTTGGCGGAGGCGCGAAGACGTATGCAGGGCTCCGTGGCCAGTCTCTCGAGCGCGGCCTTGCGCAACAGGGAATTGATATTACTGGGCGGACCCAAGGGATCCAAGCTCTTAAATATCTGCAAGATCGTTTTGAACCTCTTATGGATGCGACTGGCCGTAAAATTATTGGCTATCGTGATCTGAATGGAGGAGAAGTGAGCGTTGAAGAGTATGGCCGCATAATGAGTAGTGCTGCCAACGAACTTAATTTGTCTTCTTCAATAACCGGACTTGGCGGCGCAGAAAAAACGTCTCCATCCGGCACAACTGAAGTTGGTGGGGAAGGCCTTGGAGGAGCGGGTAAAGTAATAGAAGGCGGGGGCACCATAGACGAAAGTGGTCTTGGATCTGTTGGAGAAAAACCTGTTGCGGAAGAAAAGACAGTTGATTTGGGCGAGGGAAAAATTGTTCCACTTTCCTATTTGTCAGATCCGGCTGTGATCCAATCGACAATTGAAAAATTAAACCGCCAACTTGGAGTTGCAAGAGGAGCACAAGCAGATGTTATTAAAGGAGAAATTGAAAAACTGAACAATGTGCAACTTCAAATTGCGTCAGTAGCTAACACAATCCAAACTGTTTATGACCCGCAAACGGGGCAAAAGATTGGGATTACTGGCGTTGATTATCTCAAAGGGTTGGCCGATGCCGCGGAAAGTGGGACGCCTGGTGAATTTACATATAAAGGACGCAAAGTTGTAACGGGTGAAGACCCTACGGCTAAAGCCAATGTTGACATGTTTAATGACCAGTTAAAAGAATCAAATAATTTTGTCAGATCTTGGAAATCAGATCTTCGCCCTCGCCTTATAAGCCTTGCTGGTATTTATCAACAATGGAAAGGTGCAGGCCGAGGCTCACAAGGTTTTGCGCAACTTAATGATTTCATGAGAAATATCTTTGGAATAGAAGGATTTGATGCCGAAGCGGCACCAAATTTTGATGCGGCAGCAAAAGATGCAATGTTGATTGCTATTACAAGAACAAATGAATTTGCAAAATCAGCCCCCGCAGCAGGTGGCGAAATGGCAATGGTAACCGTTCCTGACCCAGAAAAAAATCCTGATGCTCTGTATAAAAACATTACAGACGCAGTGGGGTATGGAGATCTTGGTTACAAGAGGTCTTCTGAGTTCATTAAAAATAAACCTCGTGATGTTTCTGTTTTCAATATGAATTTTGGAGAAAATCCTGAAAACGATGCTAATTTGTTTATTTCAAACGCCAAAAAAGAAATTAAACCTTTTGCAGGTTCTAACCCTGACGTACTTAAAAGTATGGGGCTTGGAACTCCAAAAGAACCAGTTATTCAAGACGATAACACTGTTGCTATTCCCCCAAACACACCAAACAAGGAAATTCTTAGAATAATCAGAGAAACGCCAAAAGGTGTTATGGTTATTCTCCCTGACGGGCGAGAAATCCAAGGCGCAAAGGAGTAAGTTATGGTTGATCAAAACGATGACGCAAAAAATCAAACTTGGCCTGAGTACCTTAAAGAAACTTGGAGCAACATAGGGCCATCTGCAAAAAAATATGGTGAAGGTCTTGTTCAAGGGCTAGATCTTAGAAATCTTCCTCAAACAATTGAGGGATTGGGCACTCTTGGCCGCGGAGCTATATATAATTTTTTGGGAGATGATTACTTGCCTCCTAATGCAGGCAAGCCCATACCTGAAACAGCAGTTACACCTGTTCAGAAGATGCAAGCACGTCGTCAAGGTTATGGCGAAAATCTTGCTCAAATTGAACAAGAAAGAGCCCTTGCATCAGATGTTGGCAAGGGTCTTCCACCTGTTTTCAAATATACAATGGATGGAGGATATCAGGGGTTTGATCCTGAAAAATGGAAAGAATTTGGCCAACGTTTTAAAGAAGATCCTATAGGAACAGCATCTCTTGCCGCGTTGCCTATTAGCGGTTTTGGCGGGACGCTGTCTAAAGTTGCTGGCACAACAAGCCGCGTTGCTGAAGCCGCTAATCTTCCAAACGTGGCTAAAGCCTTGGATGTTGCAAGGAAGGCAGGAAATGTTGCAGAAGCAACAAAATACGCGGACCCTGCAACTTCTGCTATTGGGCTTACTTCCTTGGGGGGTAAAGGGCTTGTTAACGCAGCTTCAAGCCTATCTGGTGTTGACGATTTTGGAGCAATCAAAGATCTGTTTGCCCAAACAGGTGATAATGCACCTAAACTTCGCGAAGTTTTTAAACAGTATGCATCTGGCAGAGGTGACCCTCAAGGACTCATGCAAAATGTGAACAGTTGGGTTAAAGAATACCGCCAAAACAAAATTAACGAATGGGCGTCAAAAAAACAAAATCTTGCTAATCAAGACATTCCTTTAACAGATGTTTTAATGAAGACATCAGATGAGATTCAAGCTCTGGGGGATCCAGCTTATAAATTGTCTCCTAAAGCACAATCTGCTCTTGATTTTTTAGTTGGAACAAAAGATCCAAAAACAGGCGCAACAATAAATGAAGGTTTGTTTCAGAAAATGCATCAAATTGATGCTTTGCCTCCTGGCCATCCTGAAAAAAACTTGTTGAGCTTGGACAAGCAAAAACAACAATTGTGGGATCTTATTACTGAAAACAGAACAGCAAACCCCACGTTGTCTGATGCATTGGTTCCAATTCATACTGAGCTTGTAAAATCGTTGACCAAATACGGGGATCCAGATTACGCAAAATTGATGCAAGAATTTCAAGACATCCAAAATGAAATGGGTGGGATTACAGCCGCAACAGGTTCTAAAATGAATCAAGTTGCTCAATACAAACGCATAATGAGCAGTAGAAGAAACCCTGTTGGGAAAAGTTATCTTGACCTTATGTCTGAGCAAAACCCTGAAATAGGAGCCGCTCTTCTTGGCGCGGCTTCGCCTTCTAAAGTTTTTAAGGGTGGCTTTGAAGATTTTGCTTTGCCAGTGGGGGCTGGTTTTGCATTCGCGCAAGGTCAACCATTGTTGGGCGCAGCGGCCTTGGCTGGACAGACAAGTAAATTTGCTCTTGGGTCGCCTGGTTTGACAACAGGAACCGCCAAGACGCTTGGCGCAATGGACAGGAATCTTCTTACGGGATCCGCAAAAAGCCTAGTTTCCGCCGCTCCTACCGCGGCGCGTGTAATAACTCCTTTCCAATCAAATTTAGACTCTGCTTATAATCGGCTTGTTGATAAAAAAGCAGAAGAAGAGGCTGGAAATCAAATTGAAGAGCTATACAATAGACAACAGAACGCTCGAGGCGGTCGTATTGACAGAGCCTCCGGCGGTCGCACCATGTCAAAAGACCCTATCGCCAAGGCAATGGCCTTGATCGCAATGGCCGATCGTATTAAAAAAGAGCAAGGCAAGGACACGTCGTCTTTGCTGAATCTTGATGACACAACCGTTGCGAAAGCACTGGCTGTCGCTAACAGAGGGATCTAAAATGGAAATTACTTTTAAGCTCCACGTCAACGCCGTGAACGTTGTATTGTCAGCCCTCGCTAGGGCTCCCTACGGGGACGTAGCAGACGTGATCACTTTAATCAGGGACCAAGCCGCACCACAAGTAGAAGCGGCCTCTAAGGCCGCTCCTGAGCCTGTTAAAGAGGATTAAAATTTTTCGTAAGACAAGTTGCGAACGACATAGCCATTTTTCTTGTGAGAGAATCTGGCTATGTCAAACGAATCAAACTGATCAGACAAAAACATCACCATCATAGCGAAGATCAAGCCGTCGCCATAATGCCCGACTACATCTTTGACGGGGTTGAAGTCTTCCATCTTCCTCGAGATTTTTTTCTCGAACATTCCAATGTTATCGTCTTCCGTCAAATTGTCGAACATCGGCATATCGCAAACGTAAACGATATTTTCCGCTAAATCGTCCAATGGTGATGTATCAAATTTCAAGCTCGGGTTGGGTACGAATACCCTGTTGTATTTTACCATTTCATCAACTTCCTGTTCATTTCGTATTGTTCTTCGAGCGTTCGGAACGTGCTAGATGGGCCGTATCTGAGATGCCCAACCAACATATTAAGGAATATTCTTGCTTCAGATATGAGTGCTTTGTTCTTCTTTTCAGGGACGTTTAACACTAGGCTCTCAATTATATCCACGCAACGAGATATTATCTGTTCGTCTCCTTTTAATTTCTCCGCGTATTTGTTTTTAAGTAAAAAATTTATCGCCCATATGGTGTCTTCGTCTAGCTCTATCATTTTGGTTCCTTTCCTACCTCAACAAAAACAGGCGTTCCCGCCCCAACCCACGCTCCAGTGACATTATATTCCATGTATTCACAGGCGTCGTGGTAATCCATGCCATCGCGCTTCATCAAAATATGAATGCACCTGTCGTAATCATATACAGCTACATCCTGATTGAACTGCCGCCCCATACCGATCAAGGCTTCTTCAAACCCGTCGGCCAATAATGCTTCATCACTCATTCTGATACCTTTTTTGGGAAGATGCCATAATTTTTCCGCAACACCATAACCTCCTCAATGTATCGTTCGCACTCTTTAATTAATCGCTCTCTTTCCTCGGTGAGATTTTTTATCGCCTCCAACATGAATGAAATTCTGGTTCTTAAACCCATCACTTCAGCCCTCAGAAAGTTTATTTCCATTTCTTGTTCAGTCATTCCGGCATCCTTTCGAGAACAGGCATCATGGGCACCATCCCGCATCGCCCGTAGGTCTTGCTTACCTCTTTTTTCCAAACGACAGGGCCTTCGTTGCCGAGGATTGGAATTTGGTACTCATGCCAATGCCACGCCATGCAATTTTTCCCGACGCAACAATACTGGCTATTAATGCAAATCTTTTCCTCTGCCTCTTCCGGCGTAACATAATTCGGATTTCTTTCACCCATTACTCTTTCCTTTCAAGGCATAATCATATGGTTTCCGAGCAAAATTGCCCCTAATTTTATGTCACTTTTGTTTTCGAATGCTTTTTCAGCAATTTTGTACGCTGACAGCATGTCTTCTGCTTCCGTTTGAAATACTGTTTTGGCGCGAAACTTTTTGCCGTCTTCGTTGTTTGCATCATACGCCACTGAAATAGTCCATTTTTTCATCACTCACCCCCACCAAAATACAAAGAACCACACCATAAACATGATCAGCGGGAAAAAAATAATTGACACCGTTTTCACGTTCACGTCGTAGTCCTTGTAAATGAAGTAAAACAGGGAACCCGCCATCCAGATAATCGAAAAAGCCAACAGCTTAAAAGTCCAAAGGTCACTCAATGTCATCACTCTTTCTCCTTCACCAACGGAACACCTGATTTGCTGAACCGAATACGCTTCGGCGGGTATTGGTTGGCATATTGCTCTCTTCGTCCGTCAAAGTTTCGATTCCTCTCACACAGCCCCCGATGCGCGCTGAGGGATGTGAGACGAAAATTCATTCCGGTCGCCGTCGGATCATCTTCTTCAATCGGCGGCATCGTTTTATCCCGTAAATCAAATTGCGGAGAAGCCATCACTCAGTTCCCATCCAAGTTGTCGCCACGATCATCACGACGTGGGCCTTCATCGTACCCAGTTATCGCGCTAACAACGATCTCATATGTCATGTCGTTAATTTCGCGTTCGCTATATTCGTCGCCGCTATTGTGCAGATTATATATCCTATCTAACGCCTTGTGGAGCCGTGCCGCCATCTTCGACAGATTATCGATGGTTTTTACGTCTCCCATAGCATCATCCTGAAAAATTTTAAGTTGCAACTGCAACGGTTTGATTTCTTTCAGCGCATCGCTAAATGCGGTCGATGTGTTCTTGATTTGCTTTTCCAATTCAAAAATCAAATCGTCAATAGTGTCACCATGACCCGTTGCAAGTCCGCAACGGATCATCATTTGAGCTAATTTTTCGGTGTCATCCATCACTCTTTCTCCTTCAGTATTGGCGGCTTTGGCAATTTAATTATTTCCACCGTAATTTTCATTTGACCCAACAACTCCCGTTGATGATTACCGTTAGAATTTTTGTAATATTTCCATATTTTCAAAATGTCTGACTTGTCTGGGTTCATGCTGATATTGCAAAGAGTGAACCACATTTGATCATCAATGTTTTTCATCTATCACTCTTTCTCCTTCAGTGCGTCACGGGCAGCTTCAACAACTTCTTCAATCGTCAAAGTAAATCCCTCGTGATAAACCACAACTAACTCTAATGCTTCCCGCAACCGCTCGATCTCGTCGGCTCTCCTAACAGCGTTATCGGCAATGATAGCGGTGGGAGTATCTTTGGCAAATAATCGCAACCGTTCAACAATGTCCATCAGGTATTCCTTTCAATGTATTTTTTGTGGACTCCTTCAAAAACAAATTATCGGCTCTTGACACATACGCAAACGTATCAAGCAACGCTTCCCGCAACCGCTCAATCTCATCAGCCGCTTCTTGCCACGGACCCATAAAATTCAAAACACGCAACCTGCTGACAATGTCTTCCATTACGCATTCTCCCATGCCTCTGGCATTACCAATTCAAATCTGCTTCCGGATCTGCCTTTGCCCACAATGTGGCTTTCCTTCGATAAGTATGTGGACAGGATATTAACTGCGCCGTTCCGGCGTAATTTTGTTATTTGAGATTTCACGGTGTGCTCGTTCATCCCAAGCATCTCACCCATCTCCTGATAGGTGCCTTCAAACCAACTACCCCCGTATCGATAATAAAGGCCAAGCCACATAATTTTTTCAGGAGAAGATAGCTTGCTCGATTTAATTACAGCCATCTCATGACTCATTTTGAATTTCCTTAATTTGATTTATTTCATAGATCATTTTCTTGATCATATCATCTAATTTCCTGACGCGAATGTCAAATTTTATCGCTTTGGCAAATTCTTTTGCAACAACTAATTTAGCGACGTTCACGTAATTTGGCCGCAGTCTTCTCATTTTTTCCTCCAGAAAGTGCTTAGAAAAATAAAAGCGGCGGTGGCAAATACCACCGACGCCAATGAAAACATGAAAATGGTGCTATCTTCAGCTACCACTTTTCTCAACCCTACTGTTAAGTTCTTCCCTCAATGCATCATGCTTCTTCTTCCAGTACATGTTCTCATCACTCCAATGTTGCCACGTATACTTAACTTCTTGGATGAGTGTGACAGCGGCCCAAATGCCCATGCCAATCCACGCCATGGTTACAAAGTCTATTGTATTGATCGTAATCATCATGCTTCTCCTTCCTCTTTCTTGGCACCAAAGAAACCCTTCTTGCCGCCGACCTTTGGTAGGGTCACGGCTTCCGGAAACCTCTCTCCGTCCTCATCAACACCTGTCGGCTCTCCTCCAACCTTGATCTGTTCAACAACGGTTGCGATGTCCCGCGTAATGGTGCCCGTGACACTGTCGCAATGCAGTGAAGCAAGTGTGGCGTATCCCGCTATGTCGTCCCAATGATCACGGAAGTGGGGGTCACCGGAGCCGAGGCGACCAAACTTTGATGCCATGCTATCCAAGGCTTCCCTTTGCTCATCGTTCATCTTCGACCAACCGTTCGTTTCACGCATGAGTTCTCGAAAGGTCTGTGCAATACTAGAAACATTACGGTAATCGCCATGCGTATCTTGACGTTGGCTAAGTAGTTCTGTCGTTGTCATATCAAAGCATCCTCTTGTTCAATTTCTTTTTCTACTTCGTCGAGCACCTCTACCCAGTCAGAAACCACGTAAAGCCTTTTGTGCACGACACCACCACCAAACCCTTTTAAGTGCTTTTCTAGCTTGGTGATGGATTCCGTGTTGGGCACAAAGTGCGATCGACGCACAATGTTGCCCTTAACCTTGTATTCAATCTGTATCGCCCATATCGTTGTCATTGTGTTTTCCCCTTATTTCGTTCGTACTCTCGACACGCAATAATACCCTCTTTGGTTACCCTAATAATTTCATCTGGATCTATTTTACTGGCCAACATGAGCGTGACATAAAAGCTAAGAGCCGTCGATTGAAGAACAATTACCTTTTCCAAATCATTCGAAACTTGCTTTTTCAAAAAATTAGAAGCGGTTTTTTTCCAAACATCTTCAAGACCTGCGCATTTTAACGCCATTGATGTAAAATCCATTACGCTACCTCCTCTTCCTTGAATGGCGACCAACAAATGCCGCTCTCGATTAACAATGACGCTGTGCGCCCATACCACCCCTGTAGAGACCATGCGGCCCCTGTATCAATCAGACACTGCCATGCGTCTGCTAACAAATCGTTATCGTCGCAACCCTCTTCAATCAGTTGCACTGCTTCAGAAATAGTCATTTTAAATCTCCTTTGAGTGAGTGGGGGCCGAAGCCCCCGTTGTTACGCGGCAAGTGCCACACGAGGCTTCACGTCGAGTACTGGGTAGATCTTGCCGTCCTTCTTGCAAGCGTTGAGAACCTTCAACTGCTCGACGGTGACACCGTGCTCGGCGAGAGCGACCTCGTCCACAACCTTGGTGGCGCGAAGGTGAACCTTCACATTGTAAATATCGCCCTCAATCAACTCTGCACCGGAGGCAACGATCTCAGCCTTGAGAGCTTCGATCTGAGCGTCAAGCTCGTCGCGTTGAGCCTTGAGAGTCGCGTACTGGTCTGCAAGGGAATAATTGGTCATCTTAAAATCTCCTATTTAGGCGGAGCACCTCGCCCCGACAAAGATATGTATAAAGATGTCTTATTCATTATGCAAGCATTTTTTTATCCTTTTTATAATAATAATAAGTCTTTGGAATATAAAGGTTTTCTGGCGTTTTTTTGAAACATTTTTTTAATCTTTCTAAAAAAAGATGGTTTTTTTTGTAAAGGGAATACAAATATTTGATCCACGCCGTTCGTGCTGATGGTTATAACAATGTTCATTGGGCACCTCCAACCGATACGTTGTATGCGCTTCTTTTTCCAATCCATCCTTCACTTGCATTAACAAACACGGGCTCAATGAAAATCTTTTTTTCAAAAGAACGATTAGGACCAAAACTTTGTGTTCTGATGTGGCCACGTCTCAAATGCGGCCTGACAGATTTGGAATCATCCCCATTGTTTGTATAATTTTCTGTAATTTTCCCAATGCTAATTGTTGTCGTGTACGGGTAATCTTTTCTGTAAACGTTTTTTTTGTTATGTTTTCCAGCCAAAAGATCCCGATTAACCAATTTTTCTTGTTTTGCATTTTTTGTCGCAAGCATCACAAGTAAAATTGCTCGGCAATCACATGCAATATACCACATGTCTTCTGCCCCACCTTCTGTCAAATTATTTGGAATATTAAATTTTTTTCCATTTTTTATAAAATTTGATATGTTGGCTTTTTTAGTCAAAACTTTTTTATGCTCATCAATTATTGTTACAAATAAATTACGAAAACCTTCGGTTCCTTGACCTGCAATGTAATCTTCAACTTTAAATTTTTCCATTTCGTATTCTATTAACATTGTCCAATTTTTTTCTTTTTCACTAACATAATTCATGTGATATAGCCCGTTAATAAAAATTACTTTTATTTCAATGGCAAAGTTAGAATAAGGAGCACAATCCAAATCAAGTTCCATCATATCTTTAAAAGTTTGGTTAATATCGTCTAGATTTGTATATTTCCATATTTCTGGCGAAAGCCGAAACAATTGGAAATCTTTATTTGTTATTTTTGACATCTTGATTCCTCCAATAATTTAATAGCTTCTTCACATCCTCTAGCAACGATTACGATGTATCCAATCTGATCGAGATACTCGTGCCAACTTTTTTGTTCCGGTGCGACCACGCCGCCGCTCACCCTCTTCATCTCAATCCACGTCCACCATTCAGGAATAAAAAGGTCTGGGACGCCGCGGGAGACGCCTTCGACTTTCATTCTGGCGGCTGATGACAGGCTCCGGCTTCCCCCATTGGGGATGGCAAAGATCCGCACATCCCCTTTGTTTTTTCGAAACCAACTCACAAATTCTCGTTGTTCCTCATGCTCGGTTTTCATGCGGCCATTTCCGTTTGATCACCCGATAGAACTTCCCGTCCTTTCGATATTCAAGTTCTCGCGGTGGCTTACCGCCATCAAGCACCACCGCCACTTGCTCCAGATATTCTTGATGAATAAATTTATCCGTTGGGACACCTGCAGATCGAGCAATTGTTAGGATCTCTTGCGTTGCCTTCTGCCCCGCGTATCCATCATGGCGGACAGGGAAATACTCGGTAACCGGAGGATCCGAATAACCGCCGTAATAAGTCACAGACAGCATCTCCTTGCCGCTTGTCCGACTGATATGCCTACGCCAAGTCCAACCAGTAACATCAAGTTCTTGGCCTTGGATTCCCATGATATCGAGATTGTGCAATTGCAATTTTTTAGGTTCACCCTGCTGAGATGACATTTTAAATGATGCACCGCAACACGAGCAATTTTGAGCGGCCAAATGGTTCAATTCATGACACTCCTCGCATGCCTTCATTGGCGTTTCTGTTGCTCGCGGAAACTTTGAATTTGGTGGTGGAACGACCGCCGTGATTGGGCCGTGCTTTTGCACAACGCCTGCAAAGTCCAACACCAAGCAATGATCAGTGTGAGATTTTAACCGCATGCCGCGGCCTGCCATCTGTAAATATAAGCCAGGCGACATCGTCGGGCGCAACATCGCAATCAAATCAATATCCGGATAATCAAAACCAGTTGTCAAAACGTTTGCATTTGTAAGAGCTCTAATGTTTCCGGCCTTATACTCTTCCAAAATCCTCTGTCGTTCTTTTTTAGGTGTGCTCCCGACAATACAGGCCGACGAGATCCCGTGCTCTTGTAAAATTTTTGCAATGTTTTCTGCATGGCTGATGCCAGTACAGAAAAACAACCATGCTTTTCGATCTCCGGCACGAGCAATCGTTTCTTTGACAATGGCTAAATTGTTTTCTTCCGTATCGACTGCCGCCTGAAGTTCCGCCTCGATATATTCCCCGCCACGTTTCTTAACCCCGCTTGCATCAAGATTTTTAACAGTATGCTTGCTTCGCAGGGGTGATAGCCACTTTTTGAACACCAACTCTGAAATTGTCACGGGCTCAAGCAAAGCATTGAACAGGGCAGGCTTATCGGTGATTAAACCATGCCCCATTCGGTACGGGGTTGCCGTCAGACCAATCACACGTAGGCTTGGGTTAATCTCCTGAAGGGCTTGGATAAACATCCGGTATGTTCCGGTTTGCGCGTGGTTCACGAGATGGCATTCGTCAATCACGACTAAATCGATATGGCCGACTTTTTCGGGAATATTATATATCGATTGGATCCCCGCAAACGTAATGTTTTGGCCTAGCTGCTTTACGCCTATACCCGCGGAGTAAATACCCAAAGGAGCGTCTGGCCAATACTGGAGCATCTTATCCGCGTTCTGCTCAATCAGTTCTTTAACGTGCGTCAACATCAGCACGCGGGTCTCTGGCCAATTCTGGATCGCGTCCTTGCACAAAGCCGCCACAACATGGCTTTTGCCACTTGCCGTGGGCATAACCAAACAAGGGTTACCTTCGTGCAACTCAAACCACCGATACAAATCAGTGATAGATTTCTGTTGATAATCACGTAACTCCATAATCTTGCTCCTTAATTTATCCTACAATTTCTGCGCCTGGGAATGTTTCTCGCACCGCCTTGATAATCGGATTGTCACTTGCGCATCCTGAAGGATTCGCGAGGATCTCCTTACTGCTAAATACACGCACGTCAGGCGAGCCGTTTTGAACGTCTTTGCCGTCGATCACGTAAACCGCGGACCACTCATTTTCTCCGGCCTTGCGTTGCCACGGCACCAGATCAGGGTGGAGAACGTGCTCGACGCATCCCTCGTGCTGAAAATCGATCGGGATCTCCGCCGAGTCGTTAAGCTCGCACCGCCAAGTGCTATCGTCCTTCGCAGTGCTGTGAGCGCACGTCCGGCAATTCACATGCTTGGTGAGTTTGGTCTCATGGCAGAATTCGTGAGCGGGGCAAAAACGGCACTGGAACCACGTTGGGTCCGTTGTCAGTGGTGGCGGCATACGATCCTCAAGCGCGATCCTCTTCGCCCGATTGATCGCTTTCTCCGCAACCTCTTTGTTGTACTTAACACGCTCGGTGTGGATGCGGTCGTCGTCCTTACAAACAGCCACATAGAGAGCGCGATCGATCCCCGTACCATGCATGTAGCCTTGCATCTGGGTGTAATGCAGAGGCTTCGACTTCTGCACGCCGTGCGCAACCAAATCGTTAAACGACTTCAGGCTATGCGTCTTGAACTCTGCAATATGCTTCTTGTTCGGTGCCTCTGGCACGCCGCTCGTAATGATGCCGTCAATGCTACCAGATACGTGAGAACCAAAATCTACCTTCTCTTGATAGCCGTTCGTCCCCATGACAGCGAGCCCCGCATCGCGAAGATCCTGAATGATGCTGATCTCTTCCTGATGACCGCGGCGGAACAACCGCAACAGGCGACCGGAAAACTTTTCTTGCACCGCCCACCGGAACGACAGCCAAAGCCTCCGATCGCAAGGGTCGCCTATCATCGAGACGCCCATGTGAGGTCGCGGCTTGCCTTGGCGGCTTTCATGCGCCGCATCAATCGCCTCTATGAGTCTGTTGGTGAATTCTGGAATCTCAACCACTTTTATCCCCTCACAATAATTTCATTTGCGTTTCAACGTCGCCGGACGAATCGTATCGTGCGCTATCACCCTTCGGATAGGACGAAACGGGGTATTTTAACGCTAATTTTAATTCTTTGACTTGTTTCTTATTCCCAACGAAAAAAACGTATCGATGCTTGCGGCTCCTCTCGACCAACATGCCGTTTGGATCGAACCCCGTCCGCGGGTGGCGATTGTCTCCAACGCTCATGCGATCGTTACGCTTCTTGCTCAGGCCCGTGTAAAGCCAGTTCGTCGCCTGATAGATATATCCAACGTGCCCTTGAGCCGTGTCAGCAAACGACACAACGATCCGCGGCTTTGGAAGCAATCGCAACGATCTGCCAACCAGAATGCTCGCTTGGTTCTTTGCGTTGTCGGCCAGAACCAAACGGTTTAGCTCCAAAACATTATCAACGTGTTCAATGCCGCACACACCAACGCACAACGGGCGAGATGGCGGCGACCCGTAGGTCACAACGCCAATCAAGGTTTGGTCGTCAAACAGGCCGTAGGCATGGCTGATAGGCGGCATCCTTTTGGCATAATGCTTGTGCAACACCCATTGCTCGCATTCCCACGATTGAATTTCATTCACCGTGATCAACAGATAATTTCCTCTGTTTGATCCGAAAAAATCCTTCCAATTCAGGCACCTGTTTCATTAACAACCGACTGTACAAAGCTCGGTGGTTGTTGCAGAGCTTGAACACCGGATCGTTCGTTGTCATGGCTCGATGAAATCGGATAATCTCAAAGATCGCCCCAATGCCATAGAAGTCTCTGCCAGACCTCTTTATGTCTAATGCAATCTTCTTGACCTCCTCATACACATGAGGGTTGTCCATGTGAAATTTCAAAAACGCCAATTCAATCTTGTCTTTATCGTTCATTGTCATCCCCTTTTAAAAATACCCCCCCAACACCCCTCATGTCGGGAGGGCTTTTTCAGATTACTTCTTAGCCCACGGCGGTGACGCTTTACTTGTTGCCGCGGGAGTGGACTCAGAAGTCTCTGAAATCTTCGGGATCGATGCGCCGCTTACGCTCGACCATCCCTTGATGTCGTTCTGTGGACCGTATTCTTCAGATGATCGAATTGACACTTTGATCTTCAGCCGAGCACCAATTAATTGATCTGTATCGTTGACGCGGTTGATGCCAATCGCGACCATCAACTCGCCAAGCTGTTGGCGAGCAATTTCTTCAGCCTTCGGATTAGCATTTTTAATGTTAAAATTGCCAAAAACCACGCGACCCTGATGAGTCGGACCCACAATGTCATAGCGAATACTAATTAATTGACCAGTACCCGCTTTGTTGTCTTTCAACTCTGCTTTGGTAATCGTAACCTCATAAATACCCGCAGGTAGTGGGTCAAAACTACTGGTGCTTTTCGGGAGTGTGTCGAGTGAAAATTCTTCGTTGAGTTGCATGATATTAACCCTTCTTGCTGATTGTGAATGAGGGCCGACCGGAAGTGGTCAAAACACCCTTCGATAAAATGCGGGTGATCTTCTCATCCGCGGACTTCCACACCGCCACATTGATTTCAGGCTTCCACCGGAACAGGCTTTGCAGGTGCTCGACCAATCCGTTCTCCGCGGCAAGATCTTGAATTTTGTCCGCATCAACCTTGCGGTTCAAACGGCCAACGATTTTGACAGAGTACTCTCCAACCTCATATGAATCAGTCCCCTCTTGATCTTCCTTGATCGACAGGATCTTAATCAGTTGGTCTTCAATATCGCGACGAACCTCAACCGCATTCTTCTCGGTCTCCTTCGCCTCGATCCAACTCTGCGCCAATGGCTCAACATTCGACGTCATTTGCCACCTATTTTCGCAATGATCTCGCCAAGATCAGGGGATTCCCATAAACCAAGTTTCCCACTGCGGTCCTTGGCAAGCCAAAGCCCGTCGCTGTCGCACATCAGAGCCCTCTGGGACGCTCCATCGGCATCCTTCTCAACGCGGAGCGCAAGCACCTCGTCAAAAAAGTAAGGCAATGACTGGCCCATTTTGTTGCCAGGTAAACTCGGGGCATATGTGACCCGACCCATCTCGTCTTGCGTCTTCTCCAACTTCGCCGACATGTAAACATGGCGATCGGGAAGATCCCGAAACGCACGAATCACGTCTGACATTTTCTCTTGCATTGCCCCGTATGCTTGGCGTGGATCTTTCGCAATCTTCTTCTCCGCGTTGAGCACCACCTCGGCAATCTCGGAAATGCTATCGAGCGCGACCGAGCCGTAGCCTTTGGCTTCCTCGGAACCAGTCAGCCACTCATAAGCCTCCATGAGATCATCCATGCTACCAATCTCAATATATGGCAGATCTGCATCCTGAATTGATAAAAGACCGCCTTCAGCCGAAAGTACAATCGGCTTCGGCAACGTCGTTATCAATGTAGTCTTTCCGGCACCCGCTTGCCCATAGACAAGCAGTTTAACGCCGTTGGCAGACAAGCCGCCTGTTGTCTTTAAATTTATCGCCATTTACTCACCTCTGTTTATGTTCGGTCGGACAATCCGTTCGAACAACACTTGCAATCTATAATCGATTCGTGCACATTGCAACCCTTGATCGCAGAAATTTAACGGGAAACGCAAAAAAATGACATCCGGCATTGACGAAATTCGTAAAACATTGAGAGTTTTCAACATACAAGCTGTTTCTCGGGAGACAGGTCTAAGTGCCAATGCAATCTATCGATTCCTTCGCGGCGGCAATCGTCCATCTTTTGATACGGTGGCTCGTCTTCAGCAATACCTGAAAGATTTCAAACAAAATGGCTGACTTAACAAATATTTTCGGGGGGCCGTGGTCGCCTCCGACGACAAAGGTGCTCTTGCCACCTGAAGACCAACTCCGCGATGCCATATCAAACGCCGGAATGAATGCGCCAGACGATATTTTTCTCGATGGCAAGATCCACCGCTTTCGATCGGGGACAAAAGGCGTCGGCGGGTTCGGAGACAAAACGGGTTGGTACATCGCGTTTAATGACGGAATCCCCGCGGGACGCTTCGGATGTTGGCGAGCGGGTATCGAACAACACTTTCGCGCCGACATTGGCCGGAAGCTCACCGACGCAGAAGAAATCGTCAACGCTCGTAGGCTGAGAGAGGCTCAAGTCCTTCGCGACGCCGATATTCAACGTCGGCACCAGATTGCAACTCTGGATGTAGAGAAGATCTGGTCGAGCTGCACTTACGCGGATCCAGAGCACCCTTACCTCAAGCGCAAGGGCATCGGCCTTCACGGGGCTCGGGTTACAGGCGATGGGCGGTTGTCGCTTCCTCTGTTTGACCGCGATGGCAACATCACCTCGCTCCAATACATCGATAATGATGGCGGCAAGCTCTATCACCCAGGCGGTCAGACAAGCCAGTGCTTCTGGATGCTCGGGACTATGGATGAGGAGGGCACGTTATATATAGCCGAGGGCTTTGCAACCGCGGCGACAATACATGAAGCCACTCAACGCCCGTGCGCGATCGCCTATAGCGCGTCCAACCTCGTGCCAGTCACAGGCATCCTCCGCGATATCTACGGGCCGCGGCAGGATATTGTAATTGTAGCCGACAATGACGCTTCAGGCGTCGGGCAGAAGTACGCCGATCAGGCATCGGCAAAACACGGCGCGAGGGTTGTCATGCCACCTGTTTTGGGGGATGCGAACGATTATCAGCAGTCAGGGCACGATTTAAGTAGTCTTTTAAATCCTCCGGTCAGTGAATTTCTCATAAAAGATAAAGATTTTAATGCCAAACCCGCCCCAATCTCGTGGTTGGTTAAGCACTGGCTCCAAAGCAGTGCCCTCATCATGGTTCACGGACCATCAGGCGGCGGTAAGACCTTCTTCGTTCTCGATGTTTGCAAACATATCGCGTCAAGCAAGGCCGAATGGAACGGCCACAAGGTCAGAAGCGGATCCGTCGTCTATTTGGCGGGTGAAGGCCATCACGGTCTCAGAGGTCGTAGTGCGGCGTGGGATTTTAAAAACAAGCCACATAACGATGTCGAGCTATGGTTTTCAAAGCACGGATGCGACCTGAACATCGCAAGCGGTTACAATCTGGTGGTCGAACACATCAGGGCTTTGCCTGTCGTCCCGTGCCTGATCGTCGTTGATACCCTCCACCGCTTCCTGAACGGCGATGAGAACAGCGCACAGGATGCAAAGACCATGTTGGACGCTTGCGCGGCTCTCATGAAAGAGTTCGATTGCTCGGTGCTCCTTGTCCATCACACAGGCGTCTCAGAGGAGGCACAGCACAGGGCTCGAGGGTCTTCGGCGTGGAAGGGTGCTCTCGACATCGAGATCAGTGTGATACCGCCCAAGGATGGCCACGCGGGGCAGATCGTTCAGCGTAAATCGAAAGACGCGGAACAGGCCGATGATATCTTCTTCGAGCTCGAGTCGGTCACCATACCAAAATGGTTCGATGAGGACGGTGAACCCGTCACGAGCGCGGTGTTTGTGACGGCGTCTGCGCCGCCTCCGAAGGCCGAGAAAAAAGATAGTAAATTCGACGCATTTCGCAAAATGCTTGAAAGGTATTGGTGGGAGACTGGGGCACAAGAGCACGAGGGGTTGCCCTACATTGCTAGGAAGGATCTTAGTGGGAAATTGGAAGAAGATGGCGTCGCGCCGAGGACAATTCGAAATTATATGAACGCGGGTCAGGTAAATGGTATGATTAATGTCCTAATAAATGGCGGTTATCTTACCCAAACAACGATGGGCTTTGTCGTCAGTAATGAGGTTGCGGCCTCCGTATTATTGATGAAAAAGAATGGTGAGAGGAACTGACTCTCACTGACTCTCACTGACTCTAGAGTCACTGGGGGCAAAACGCGAGGAGACTGACTCTCACTGACTCTCCTCCCTTTAGGGAGAGAGTCAAAGAGTCATCCGATGCGGCGAAGTTTTTGAGTATCACAACAGGAGAAGTAAAATGGAAGAAGTTAAATCTAAAAGGTCCACATATAATGATCAGGTCGAAGACTTGATGTTTAAAATTCTTGGTATTACGAACGAACATGTGGATGGGATGAAAAACCTAGATAAGAAATATAAAATTTATGTGGCTTTAGACGCCATATTAGATTCGTATTTGTTTATCACCGCATCAGGGCCGATGGGGTTTAATGCTAGGCAGTATATGAACGACTATGTTGATGAGGTCACGGGGCATGATGGAAAAGAAAAAGTAAATTAAATAAAGATAAAAAAGTACTTGCATAGCATTTTTAGCCATGCCATAAACATCGGGCGGGGCGGTGGTCGCCCTCCCAAATTGGAGATTGAAAATGACAAAGATTAAATTTCACAGCGAGACTGATGCAAACAAAGTTCATTTTGATTTTGGCTCAGTTGACAAAAAAGGTCGCAAGATCGGAGCATTCGTTCATACTTCGACAGAGGAATACGTCCCGTACGTCGAGGGCGACAATTGTTGGTACTTCAGCAATAAGGATGCCGGAACATACTTCACTTTCAAGCCGCACCTCTCAAAGAACGGTGTAGCGTTTGGAGCATGTCAGGATCGTAAATATTTTAAAACGGAGGCTGAACGTCAAGTAGCCATTGAAACCTACCTCGCCAACGCAAAGAAGCGGCACGGTTAAAATTAGAGGGGGCTCCGGCCCCCAATTACCCCCACCCTTAATCGGAGATTGAAAATGCAAGTTACAACAAAACAGGTTCAAGACGGCGTGCCAGTATGGGACATCATTATCGATGGTGCCTTTCACGGGTGCATTACGATTTTTCCAAACGAAGGACCAATAGCAACCGTTAAGGTCGATGGGTCAGAGCGCACTCTGTCTGCGCCGTCGTTTGATGAACTGGTTAATGAAATTAACGATTTTGTTGATTATATCGAAGATCGTAAAAATGAATGCGATGAAGATGATACCGCGGCTTATTTGGACGCTTTGTATTGGCGAGCGGTGGCCCTCGGGTGCGATAGTAGCGACCCTAATAATTTTTGGAGGTAATGATGAATATCAAATATCAATCGTTCATCACAAAAGATGAGATACAAAACGCAGACGATCTGGCCGCGGCAATCAAGTCGGGCCCGATCTATGCCTATTTTAATGATCGCCCGATTGCAAAAGTCCAAATCGACCACAGCAGATATGAAATCGAAGGGCACGGTGATTGGAGGCGGTTGCCAATATGGGAGACGACAACCGTTGAGCTTTGGGACGCCTTCAAAAAGTTCGCGGAGAAAGTGTCAATTAATTTCAAATAAAGATAAAAAAGTGTTTGCATAGGTAATCGAACCGTGGCATAAGGATTGGGCGGGACGCGGTGTCCCCCTAAATTGGAGATTTAAAATGGTTGGTTTTATTCAAAATGAAGCGGCTTACGAGGCGGCTATCGGGCGCAACATTAAGGCAAACCGTAAAATAGGCGGTCGTAAGCGGTTTTTTTCGGCGCACGAAGATGCGCAGATCTTGATCAACTTCGTTGTGGATCGTGTTTCTGATCATCAAGTTGATTTTTTCAATCGGTTTGGCCGTAAGCTCGATGGCGCAAGTTTCATCGACGCATGTTGGGTAAGCATCGAGGAGTTCGGTGGTTTGACTGAAAAGCAAGCCGTAGCCGTTCGCAACTCGATTGCAAAGCAAGCAGAACGTCGCGCCGAAGCAAAGGCCGCCGATGCCCTATCAGTTCATGTTGGTACGGTTGGCGAACGCCGCTCGTTTGACTTGACCGTCGCCTTCGTGACGTCGTTTGATGGCACGTTCGGCACGACATACATCAACTGCTTCAAGGATGCAGATGGCAACGTGTTTGTTCACAAGGGCTCGTCTATCCTGATCGGAGATGCTTCACGGCAAATAATTGCCAAAGGCGAGAAGATCCGCGTGACCGCAACCATCAAGGAACACGGCGTTCGCGATGGCGTAAATCAGACAATCATCGCTCGCCCATCCGGCGCGAGCTTCATCTGAGAGAGGATTTAAAATGACAAATGCATATGATCGTGGATCCGCAGATTCATACTACGGACGTAAATTTAGCCCACATTACACCGATGGTGGTGTACAGGTGCAGATCGAAAAGGGTACGCCAGAGTATCAGGAGTACCTCAAGGGTTGGTCAGAAAACACAGATTTCAAGGATTGGGGATAATCATGGGTCAAGTTAAAACACACGCCGTCACCATCAATAAGGTTTTAAACTCCAAGTTCTTCAACCTCGGTGTAGCGGACGTTCGTAAAGGGCGTCCCTTCAAATACGATCTGCCTGATCAAGACGAGTGGCTCTACGTCAGAGGTCGTCACTTTGCGCGGGTATTCAATGGGGAGATCAAGAATGGCCGATGCTTGAGAACAGAGGCTTTACATAAATTCGCAGACGCTTGGTACAGCGGTGCAATCATTTAAAGGGAGAAAAATGAATGAAACAATATCAAATCAATGAACATGCCATTGCCCGTGAAACTAAATTTCCTCATGGGAGCACAGAGATTGGCGTCTACGTCGATGAAATCATGATTGGCGTTATCTTTCATGCCACCGGATCTTCATGGTGGTCGTGGTATCCAGTCGGGGAAGGGAAAAAAATTAGATATAGGACAAAACGCGGGGCAATCGAAAAAGCATCCACGGCTTCGCGAATTGAGGTGTAACTTCGCGAACTGAAGTGGCTCTTGAAGCTATTCTCCTTTTGTCGTATGCTTCGCACCACAAATCAGGGGCGGTGCATGGCTAAAGTTGGCAGACCTTCGACATACGATCCTAAATATTGCCAAACGGTGATCGAGCAAGGAAAGCTCGGGAAATCGTACACGCAAATGGCCGTGGCTTGTGAAACATTTCGCATAACACTAGATCGATGGCAAGAAGAGCATCCAGAATTTCGTACCGCTGTCGCGCACGCGCTAACCCTCGCTCAAGATTGGTGGGAAACCGCGGGGCAAAACGGCATGCTCATGCGAGAGTTCAACGCGAGCGTCTGGAAGCACATGGTGGCGTCTCGGTTCCGCGATGACTACGCCGACCGCAAGCTCACCGAAGTCACTGGTCGCGACGGTGGAGCCCTTCAGATCGAGGCCGTTACGATCGACGTAAAGGATCTCGACCCCGACGCTCGAGACGCTATCAAGGCGGCTCTGTTGGCCGCGGCTGAAGGCCAGTGAAGCACGAGTACATCATGATCGACGGGAAGCGCATCGATGTGAAAGCATCGCTCCGCGAGATCTCGAAGGTCGAATGCTCGTCAAGCCTCTCCGAGTTCATCGCCCAAGCGTGGCACGTAGTGGAGCCTGGGCAAGAGTATGTCCACAACTGGCACATTGACCTGATCTGCGACAGCCTCGAGGCCATCACCGATGGCGTTATGGTGGACGACGAACGCTATTACAATCGGCTCCTGATCAACGTGCCGCCTGGCGCGATGAAGAGCCTGATCGTCAACGTGTTCTGGCCTGCGTGGGAGTGGGGTCCGGCGGGGTTGCCGAACCTCCGCTACGTCTGCGCCTCGCACTCGATGGATCTCGCCATCAGAGACTCGACCAAGATGCGGCGGCTCGTCCAGTCCGAGTGGTATCAGGAACGGTGGGGCGATACCGTCAAGCTCACAGGCGACCAGAATGCCAAGACCAAGTTCGAAACCACAGCCACGGGCTTCAGACAGGCCATAGCGGCGGGTTCCATCACTGGTGCTCGTGGTGACCGCGTGATCATCGATGACCCTCACAGCGTCGAGAGCGCGGCGTCCGAGGCCATGCGTCAAACCACGGTTGACTGGTTTGAGCGTGCGGTGCCAACCCGCCTAAACAACCCCGACCGCTCCGCCATCGTCCTGATCATGCAGAGGCTCCACGAGGAGGATCTCAGCGGCGTGGCTCTGACAAAACAACCTGATCTCTGGGATCACATCATGATACCGATGGAGTACTCGCCCGATCGAGCCGCTCCGACCATGCTCGGCTTCGAAGATCCACGATCTGAGCTCGGCGAGCTATACTTCCCCGATCGGTTTCCAAAGCACGTCGTGGAGCGCGACAAAAAAATCATGGGATCCTACGCCGTCTCGGGGCAGTTCCAACAGACCCCGACCGACGATAGCTCCGGCATCATTAAACAATCGATGTGGCAACTGTGGGAGAACAAGGATCAGTTCCCCGCGTTCGACTTCATCGTGGCCGCGGTCGATACCGCGTTTACGGAAAAGACCGAGAACGATTACACGGCCATGTCCGTATGGGGCGTCTTCTCCGAGGATCCGGTGGCCGAAGCGTCCAAGCGCGGCACAAGCTATCAGGTCGAGCGTACCTACAAACAGCCTCACCCAAAGCTCATGTTGATCTACGCATGGCAAGAGCGGTTGCAGTTGGCCGCGGTGGTCGAGAAGGTTGCCGCCACCTGTTCCAAGTTCAAGACCGACAAGGTGCTGATCGAGAACAAGGCCGCGGGAATCCCCGTCGCGCAAGAACTGCGGCGGCTCTACGCGGGAAAGAACTTCGGCGTTCAGCTTGATGACCCAGGTTCCACCGACAAGATCGCTCGGCTCTATTCGGTGCAACATCTGTTCGAGGACAAGTTGGTCTACGCGCCTGACAAGGCATGGGCTGACGAGGTCATCCAACAGTGCGCTCGGTTCCCGAAAGCCAAGCACGACGATCTCGTTGACACGGTAAGCATGGCTATGAGATATTTACGCCGCTCGGGCTTGATCCAACGCGCCGAGGAAGTGCAAGAAAGCTACAACCAAGAGCGCACTCACCACGGTGCGTCACCACCTCCGCTTTACTCGGTCTAAGGATCTGAACCATGTCGCTTGTCCCCAACATTCGCCAACCTGCCCCGATCGATGATCGAGATTCGATCGAAGATGGCGTAATCATCGAGATGGCGGACGAGGGTGGCGATCAGCACGAGTTCGATGACAAAGGCAACCTGTTGACGATCGAGCACGATGACGGCTCCATCACCCTGAAGCTCGACGGTGGTCCGCTCGAGAAGGCGGGGGCCGAGGGCACCAACGGATGGTTCGAAAATCTGGTGGACGAGATCCCCGCGATGGAACTGTCCCGCATCTCCGAAGACCTCATGCGCGGCATTCAGGACGACCTCGACTCCCGCAAGGAGTGGATTGAGGATCGTGCTCAGGGCATCAAGCTCCTCGGGCTCCGGATCGAGTTGCCTGGCATCTCGGGTGCGGCAGACGGTGCTCCGGTCGAGGGCATGAGCAAAGTGCGGCATCCTCTGTTGCTCGAGGCGGTGCTCCGGTTCCAAGCCAATGCACGCTCCGAGTTGCTCCCGACCGACGGGCCCGTCAAGGTGCGGGAGGACAACAACAATGCCACCCTTGATAGTGATACGCTTGCCAACGATCTCGAGAAAGACCTCAACCACTACCTTACCTCCACAGCCAGAGAGTACTATCCTGACACCGACCGCATGCTTCTCATGTTGGGCTTTGGCGGCACGGCGTTCAAGAAAGTCTACTTCTGTCCACTCAGAGGCCGTCCTGTTTCCGAATCAGTTGACGCCGACGATATGATCGTCAACAACGCGGCCACCGATCTGAGCAACGCCAAGCGCGTTACGCATCGCATAATGATGCGGCCATCGGTGGTGAAGCGCATGCAGATCATTGGTGCGTACAAGGACTTGGATCTCTCCACCCCTAAGCAAGTTGATCTTGATGCGACACAGCGCGAGAAGAAGTCGCAACAGGGCATCAGCGCGGGGCAGTCAAACCCTGACGATCGGGATCGCGAGATCTACGAGTGCTATTGCGAACTGGACGTCAACGGCTTCGAGCATAAGCACAAAGGCAAAGAGACTGGCCTCGAGATCCCGTATCGGGTGACAATCGATGTATCGTCGCACGAGATCCTATCGATCGTGCGCAACTATGACGAGGATACCGAGGAACTTCCCGAAGCTCGGCAGAACTTCGTGAAGTACACCTTCGTTCCTGGCATGGGTTTCTATGACATCGGCTTGCTCCACATCTTGGGCAACACGACCAACGCCATTACTGCCGCACAAAGAGAACTGTTGGATGCGGGAATGTATGCCAACTTCCCAGGTTTCCTGTATGCCGACACTGGCGCACGCCAGAACACCAACATCTTCCGCGTTCCGCCAGGCGGTGGGGCTTTGGTCAAGACGGGCGGCATGCCGATCAGTCAGGCCGTGATGCCTCTGCCATACAAGGAACCATCTCAAACATTGATGGCCCTCATCGAAAACATGGCTCAAACAGGCATGCGCATTGGCGGCACAGCCGAAGCCGCCGTGGGTGAAGGTCGGGCGGATGCCCCCGTGGGCACGACAATCGCGCTGATCGATCAGGCCACCAAGGTTCTGAACGCGGTGCATAAGCGGATGCACGCCTCTCAGGCCGAAGAGTTCGCGCTCCTTGTCCAGTGCTTTAAGGAAAACCCTGAGAGCTTCTGGCAAAAGAACCGCAAGCCTGCGCGTGCATGGGATCAAGAAACCTTCTTACGTGGTGTGAACCAAGTTGATCTCGTCCCGCAAGCTGATCCTAACACCGCGAGCCAGACGCAACGGCTCATGAAGATCATGGCGTTGAAGCAAATTCAGGCATCGAACCCGACGCTGTACGATCCGATTGCGATCGACACCGCGGCGTTGAAGGCGGTGGGTTGGTCGAACCCTGAGCAGTTCATGATTCCGCCAGAGGCGCAAGGCTCTCCTCCTCCTGAAATGCAGAAGGAAATGGCCGAGATGCAGATCAAGAAGCAAGATGCCGATACGAAGCAAGGCGCAGCACAGGCTCGGATTGCGTTGGATCAGGCTCGTCTTCAACTTGACATGGCCAAGGCACAGCAAGAAGGTCTTGCGGGTGGTGAACAGCAAGGGCCGACTGAAAAGGATGCCGCGGATCTCCAGATCAAGAAGCAGATGGCCGACGCCAAGGTGATGGACACCAAGTTGAAAGCCGCTTCGCTTCAGGCCAGTATGCAGAAGGATGAGCGCGACAGTGCCGTCGAAGAGCAAGAGATGCTTGCCAAAGAGCGGATCCAGATGATTGATCTGGCGCAGAACCTCGCGGTTCATCCTGAGAGCGAGGACGAAGTTATCCGGCTCCTCGGCAGTGTGATTCCGGCCATCACAGGAAAGCAACCGCAATGAATGACGCCATCCGACTTGCCAAGAGTGTTAAGCCCGTTGCTCGAGTAAGGCTGTCGGAAGGTGGCGAACTTGAATTGCGCCGCGCAAAGATGGCGAAGGAACGAGCTGGTGGACAGGAGCTCCCGTCTTCGAAGTTCATGCCAAACGTTCCTCGTCAGGTTCGTGCGGATGGCGGCGACGTAACTCCCGACATCCAGAACCCGATGTCGGTGTTTCCTAAGCCGCAACGCATGTTCCCCGAGGATGATCGTCCGGCGGGTGGGCAGTATCTATCAATGCCCGACAAGCAAGACATGACTGGCCACAAATCCGCGGCGGCTTCGATCGGCATCGGCAGTGGCGGGAAACCTTATTTCACAGCTTCGAGGGATGCAGTGGATGAGACGGGCACGTCCGGCAAGGGCAACGCGGTTGCCAAGACCAACCTGTTTAAGCAAAAGGCGGGATGGCGGTGGCAAGATGCCCCTGAAGGCCACGAGGACACCAACACAATTGTCTCTGTAGAGCACCGTGGCAAGCATTACTATGCATTGAACGTTCATTTCCCCAAGGGCGTCGATCTGGCGCGGTATGAAAACTTGCCTTCCGAGCCAAGGCTCCGCCCGACAACTCGAGGCAATATTGACCTCGGACCACAAGTCGGATCCATCTTGGTGAAAAGAAAAGAGCAGAAAGAGCACCCCGTGTACCATCACATCATTGTCAAAGCGGACGGCGGCGGAGTGTTGGGGTTAGCTAAGTCAGTTAAGCCTGTTGAGCAAGTTAGATTGGCAAGCGGTGGTACTCCACCTGTTACGATTGGTTCCATTCTCCAACGTGGGCAACCGATGCAACCCACAACAGCACCTCCAACGCCACAAGAAGTTGCGGCGGCTCGGGCTGACACGCGAGTTGGGAGCAATATTGTTAACCAACGTTTGAGCACCATCGTTCCAGAAGCAGATCGAGTTGTTGGCGGCACTTACACAGCGGGAGCTCCTAATGGAGGCCGTTGGGCTGATTCACCAAAACAATTTCTTGATAGCCCAGGCGTTGGGTTTAAAATTACGCCCCAAATCCGGCAAGCAGACAGTGCGCACAAGCTTGCTTTGTCAAACCTTGCGGCGGATCCTGACAGTAAGTTTCATCAAGCATATGCAAATAGCACTGCTCAAGCTCTTGCCGAGGCGCATAAGGGTGGCAATGAAGTATTGCAAAATCTTTGGGAGCAATCCGTTGGTGAAAGCTCTCAAGCCGCCAAGAATGCGGTGACGGAACATGACGTAAAACCTCATTTTGGATCGCAAGACTGGGACAAATCCATGTCATTGCCGTTCCGTGACCACCTTTGGTATGAGCTTTCTGGTGAAAAAATGGCTGAGAATATGCCAGAATTGACGCCAGAAGAATATTTAAAGGGCATGGATCTTGTTGGGGCGACATCTGCTCGTGCAGAACCAGATGAAAACCTTGAAAGAGGTCTTGGCGTGCTATCCCAACATTTGCGCGGCGTTCCGGCGGACGTTGATTTAACGATTCCATCAACCGTAAGACAGGCTTTGTCGCGTTCGCATTCTGGTGGATCGTCAGCTTTGCCTGGGAACAAGACGGGGCACTTCTCTGATACGCTTGCTTTGACAGGCGGCGTACCAACAAGGTTTCCAATTTCCGTCAATGACGTTTGGGTTGGCAAAATGTTTGGCGTTCCTGACGATGTTATGTCGTCAAACCAGTCTTTACATGAGCCAATGGCGTTATATTTTAACAAAATTCGCGATTTGTATAACAATGTGCATGGTCATGAACTTCCATTCCAATATCAGAGTTGGAATTTTCAAGCCCCTGCGTGGGTTCACCTTCGGAATGAACCATCTGGCGATGCTTATCATCAGGTTTGGGGCGGACTTATTAAAAAACTTCAAAATGCGGGTGTTCCAGGCATTGAAGGCGACAAAATAACTCGTGAAGCTTTTATGCATCCGAAGTTTGCCGATGCTTTGCGGCGTACAACGCCTGGGTTCAGAGCCGCGCCTAAATCAACCGTTGAGTTTGGCACGACCCAAACGCCTGTTGGTGCCCAAGCGGCTGAATTATACCGCCATGCGGTCGATAATGATGATCAAATATCGCAAGACCAGTACCTCAAAGGTCTAACAACCGCGATGTTCCATTCATCTCGCGGAAAACACCCTTGGGATATGCTTAAAAAGGCCATTACGGGGGATGTAAGCGGCAATTCGGATATCACGCGCATTACGGCACCCACCAGTGAAAACCCATTTGACGCGGGTGGAACGTTTGAGGGGGCTGTATCGCCCAATATCCGTGTTCCTCTTAAAAATATGGATGATGAACAGATTGCAATGATGCATGCAATTGTCGGCAAACATTTAAAACAAGATGCAATGGCCACATCAGCCATTCATATGGCGGATCCTAACCAAAATCCACAGAATGGTTATATCCGCGGCCACTCTTTGTTTGTTCCAACAACCGATACGATTGAACCGCAACACATTCGTAAACTTGCTCAGAAATTGTCAGATATTGGCCATGATATGAGTTTTATGCGGCATCCAAATGGATACATGTTTGATACTATTCCTCGTTTTGATGATGACGGAGCTCATGGTATTGACCATAACAAATTAAGACAAGCTGCTGACCAGTCATTAGGAAATTTATATCCAACTGGAAAAATCATGGCGCACGATTATAAATCTGTGTATAATACGGCTTCAGAATACACAGATCTTAAAAAACAACTTTTAAAAAGGATACGAAATGAATTCATCGATCAATCGGTCGCTTCCGGCCTCTCACAAAGTGACGCACGGAAAATCCTCAACGGACCCCAAGGATCCAACGCTCTCACTGGCGGAGGCAAAAAAGCTTGGAATACCTACAAACAGAGACTTACTTATCTCACCGCATCCGAGGAAGGCTTCAAAGACCTAGCGTCGAGGGTGAAAGATAGTCATTCTGAATTTATTGATGATGCAACCAAGCGCATGTCTCGATCGGGGATACCGTTTACGGGGCCGTTAAGAACGCCTCTTCCCAAAAAGAAATCTTCTGGCGGTGGTGCTGAAGGCTCTGTATGGCATGCCTACAAAGAAGGCGGCGAAGTCGAGCCTACATTACACGAGAAGCTCGCCAAGCATCAGGAAAACTACATTCCTCACGACGATCCACGCCGTGGGGAGAGCTTGGCTGAGTTTCACAAAGACGCGCACCCATCTTTAAAAAATCCTGACGGGTCTCCGAAGGTGTTTTATCATGGCACTCGCGGCCAATATCGAAAACCTTTGTCACCTATGTCCGATGCATACCTTGACGAAACAGACTCTAATGACGTTTACGGTCCAACGCGAGATTTTGAAACGTTTGATACCAAATCCAGTGAGATGGGCAGTCATTTTGGGCCACAAGAACAAGGAAATGATTTTACCGGATCTGAACCGGAACAACGTGGGCACATGTACCCCGTTCACCTGAACATCAAGAATCCAATTCGTTTGCAAGACAACGGTTCTTTTTCTGCTCGGCGTGTTATGGCTCAATTGTCTAAAGAAATAGTGGAAAAAAGTTTTAAATATTTAGAAAACTCTGAACCACAAGAGGCACTTCAAAACGCTTTAAAAGAACACGGCCACGACGGCATTGTTTACTTAAACCGTCGCGAAGGTTTGAATGATTTAGGCAAACGACCAAGTCCTGAAAATCTAAGCCACCTCGGCGACGATGCGTTCAAAAAGGTTTATCCCGAGGCGCAAGACAGCTACATTGCCTTTGATCCGGAGCAGATAAAGTCTGCGTCGGGCAATCAAGGCACGTTTGATCCGTCAAAACCAAGAATGAACGAAGCCCGTGGTGGATTTATCCATCCGGTTCGTGCAATATCTGGTTTCCACATTGATACGGGCAAGGTTGGCCAACCTATGTTCACGGGGAGACTGTGATGAGTGATGATTCCTTGTACGTCGTGCATGGGGGGTCTGATTTTGACAAAATCAACCCATCTCGTTTTGGTTCTGGAGAACCAGGCAACATTCGACCACTTGGAAAAGGCTTGTACAGTTTTGTAATCGACCATGAAGATCCAAAACGTGCGGCATATGCCATTGATTATGCAAAACACTATTCCAAGAAATATGGATATGGAGATAAAGCTGTTCATGTTTTTAAAATTCCAAAATCAATTTCAACTTCATGGAATGGCGACAATGACGACAACACAAAATTTCCAAGATACCCAAGAAAAATAGAAGGCTTAGGCGGATATCCAGAAAAAGAACTTGCCGAGTACAGAGCCATTAATGACAAATATAAAGCAGTTAAAGGAACACCGGAAGAAGGCGATTCTTGGTTATATTCTAACCGTGCGTATGAAAGGCTCAGACAGGCTGCAGATGTGCAATTTCAACACTTGCCGATTGGTTTAACTGAAGCGTCAATCCATAATCCAGAAGTTGCCACAAGAATTGGCAAGTTTGACCTTGATACGCCAACCGAGGATATCCTTGGTATGGTTAAAAATGATGCTACCAACGTGCCTCACAAAGAAGATGGCGGCAGAGTGATGGATACAGCAATTCACAAAGGTAAACCATTCTGGTCTGGCGTGTTTGACGCCAATGATGGATTTATTCGTGAAGTGCATCCATACAAACGGGCTAAAGCCGCCGATTTTCATCATTCGTATTATGTTTCTTCTCAGTCTCAAGATGCTATGAAACAAGGTGACGCGGGGTTCTTCTGGGTTGACCCAGACGGGTCAGTGAATACTGATTGGCGGGAAGGTTCGGCACCGAAACATATTGTTGACGCCATACAAGACCAGATAGAACCCATACCCCACAAAGACAACGGCGGCGGCATCACCGCATACCATTCATCTCCGCATGATTTTGATGAATTTGACACGGCCAAGATCGGCACGGGCGAAGGCAACCAAATGTATGGTCATGGGTTGTATTTTGCTGAAAACCCAGAGGTAAGCGGTCAAGGTGGTCAATATTATAACCAGTTTATGAATAAAATGAAATCAAGCCCAGAGCGTCACGCTACTGCAGCATTGTGGGCAAACAAGTTTGATCGCGATAAAGCAATTGCTTCTCTTGATAGATCACACGCATATCACTCTGATCAAGCAATACCTGGTCGTTATGCAAACGGTCCTGACGCTGAAGAAGGCGATCGTCTTCTTGCCGAAGAATATAAAGAAGGGGCAGATCATCTTCGAAGTGGAAAGATTGCTGGACCTCGCACATATGAGGTTTCAATTAACGCGCATCAAGATCATATGCTTGATTGGGATAAAACCATTGATGAGCAGTCAGATTATGTAAAAAATGCTTTAAATAAAACAGAGTGGTGGCCTTGGACTAAAGAAAGAATTGAAGATCGTTCTGGAAGGCACGGTGCAAACCCACAAGGCCGTCATGTGTACAATGATCTTTCTGAAGATTATTCATTGGAGGAAGCAACAAATTTCCTTCAAGACGCTGGCATTAAAGGCGTCCGATACCTCGATGCAGGATCACGCGATTCAGGCAAAGGCACTCACAATTACGTTGTGTTTGACCACAAAAACGTAAACGTGAAGCGGAAGTATAAGGACGGTGGCGAGGTTGATGACGGCATTACCGCGTATCACGGCTCACCGCACGACTTTGATCAGTTTGACATGGCCAAGATTGGAAAAGGTGTTGGGGAGCAAGCATATGGACATGGGTTGTATTTTACAGAGCATGAACCAACTGCCATTGATTTTCGCGATCGAGCAACTGCAAGCAAAAATATAAATGATTTTAATTTGTATAGAATTTCAGGTTCTAATGAAGAATTTGAACCTCAAAAACAAGGCCACATGTACGAGGTCAATATCAATGCTCATCCCGATCATATGCTCGATTGGAACAAGCCGCTGAGTGAGCAAAGCCCATATATTGTTAAAAGCATATTTGACTCACGAAAAGATAATCCAACGCTTTTTAACGTGTTTAAATCACATTTTGAAAAAGATTCAACGGGTATGGATTTTTATCAGGCGTTGGCAACTCAACACCCAAACGGCTACCAAGGCGCAAGTGAATTTTTGCAACGCTCTGGCGTCCACGGCGTCAAGTATCGTGATGAAAACAGCCGTGATAAAGGCAAAGGCACCACCAACTACGTTGTGTTCGACCCCAAGAACGTGGACGTAAAACGAAAGTATGAGCAGGGTGGCGAGGTGCTTCCCCATGATGATTCACAGCGTGAAGAGAATTTGGCGGCGTTCCAAGAAGGCAATCATCCTGATGTGCCGCATGTGCTGTATCATGGGACAAAAAGAAATTTTGACACATTTAATTTAAACGCTCCACCAGCAGGAGATAGTGGCGTCCAAATGGGGGAGAACCGCGACCACACTGACGTTGGTTTTTTTGGAAAAGGATTTTATTTTGCTGGCCCAAATGCTGCAAGCGGATACTCAGAATATGGAAAACCTGAAGAAAGTTCTGGCCCAAATGTAATGCCAGTTCATCTTTCAATGAAAAATCCATTTATTGTTACGCACCCTGATTCTTCTTCTGGTGCGATGGCGATGCAACATTCTCTTGCTCGGTTGGGTCATGGTCATATAACCAGTCCAACGGCACAAACAGAATTGCTTAAAAAATTAGGGCATGACGGTGTTATTGCTGCTCGAACAGAAGACGGCAAAACAACGCCTTATGAATGGGTTGCCTTCCACCCTCACCAGATTAAATCTGCAATAGGCAACAACGGCAACTTTGATCCGTCAAAGCCAAAGATCACAGAAGCTCGCGGCGGTCGCATTGGGTATGACTATGGCGGCGATGTTCGTACTGGCGATAACCCAGGCGGTGCGGCAGACGCAAATCGCTCTGCGGTAACTTCTCGCGACGCCAATCGAAACTACAACGCCGGATCCGGCACACAGACCGCGGGACCAAGTAGCAACAATCGCCCCGACAACCGTCCCGACAACAGCAATGATCGTTTCAACATTGGTGGCGGCGGCGCACCAATGCCTCCTCAACGCGGAAACGATAGCTTCTTTGGCAATATGGGCGGCAACATTGGGTCTGTTTTGGGCGGACTTGCGTTCGGACCACTCGGTTCGATTGGCGGAAGGTACCTCGGGAATAAATTCAATCAACCCGACAATTCGCGCTTTGAAGCGAAGAACGATGAATTCGGGAACCCTGTTGGTGGCGGTTGGTTGGACTTCTTGGGCAACTCCGGCAACCCTCCTGCTCCGATGACCAGTGACAATCGCCGAGACCCAATCGTTCAACCTCTCCAGCCAAAATGCAAAATTTTTAATCCAGACGGATCCTGTAAGGAATTTGAAGGAGGCATGAAATCGGGTGGCGTTGCAAAATCGTACAATCAAGTTCATAATTCTAAAATTGTTAAGCATGCTCTTAGCAAAGTCGGTGTGTCGCTGCATACGCACCGTCCCCCCTCATGATTGCAGCAAGCGGGGACGCCCGTACTAACTCCTTGGAGAATACCATGTCAGAGACTGCAAAAACCGCACGCGCCGCGATGAAGGCAAAGGCAAAGCGTTTGGCAAATGACTCAAGCCAGAAAGTTGATTCGTCAACTTGGTCACCATCTGAACCCTTGAACACCGATGTTAAGACGGGCATGCGCCCTCTCAGCAGACGGGCATATAAAAAGGGTGGCAAAGTCGTTGGCAAAGCCGATGGTGAGAAAGCAGAATTTCGTGCGGATCGCAGTTCTCGTTCAAAGCGGTATCTGACGCCAGACAATCTGATCAACCGTGATCAGAAGATGGCGAATGAAGTCCGCGAAGGCGGCATGGCTCACGTTGGTGGATTGAAAAACGGCGGAAAGGCCAAGAAGTTTGGCGGTGGCCCGATCGGCGAGAACCCAATTGGTCAGCAGAACCAAATGATGGGTCGGGCCGCGGGTGCGATGAAGAAGGGTGGTGCTGTTCGCAAAGCAAATGGCGGAATGCGTTCTGAAGGCACTGAGTACGCTAAAGCCGAAGGCAAAATGTACGATTCGTTTAGAAAAACATCGGACGCCGAAAAAGTTGCTGATAAAATGTACGCTCGCCGTGAAGACCCTGCTGTTTATGAGATGGCTAAAGAAGACATCAAAAAAACAATTGGACCAGCTTTGGCAGCTCAGGCGGCAGAACGTCGTGCTCATCAAGAAACCGGATATGGTTTGAAGAAGGGCGGTCGTGCCCACAAGGCTGGCGGAGGTTCATTCGGCGAAGCATTTAAGGCGGGTCGTGCCGCAATGCTTTCAGGTGGCCCAAAAACGTTTGAGTACAAAGGCAAAATGTATTCTACGGATCTTGCCAAACCAAAACCGCAAGCCTCTCCGATGATGGATATGCGTGCAAATCGTATTTCTGACAAACGACAAGCAGATATGAACGCATTCGAACAATTTGGAAGAGACGAATACAATGGTTTGAGTCGTTTGCCTCCAAATGGCCAGAAGCGTGGCGGCAAGGTTAAATTCGAAGGTTCTGCAAAGGATCAGGCCCAAGACAAGAAGCTCGCGGCCAAGCGCGGCATGACCATGAAGCAGTGGGAAGCGTCAAAGGCTGATGACAAGCACGACTCGCAGAAGTCGATGAAGGGCTTGAAGAGCGGAGGCTATGCTCAACGTTCAGAAAGTGCAGAGACTGCAATGGCTGATCGGCTTATGGACGATCGGTACGCTGACGCTTACAATGCAAGGCAAGGAATGAAAGATTCAACGAATAATGCGGATTTGCGTATTCAAACTGCTTTATTTGACCGTGCTATGCGTCTGAAAAATAATGCTGAAAGACGCGCTGATGAAACAGCCCAACGTACTGGTTACACCGGAGTGGATCGTATGGGTGATAGA